GGCGTTTGCCGTTGAACCAGTCAAGAAGACCGAGAAACAACCGGACATCCGTCCCGTCCCCAGGCTGGTCTGCCAGACCCGCATCACGTACCGCCACCGTGTGTACGGCCTGCGCTGTCCCTACAGCGAAGTCATGCTGGGCATCATTTACACGAGCCCGTACTACGTCGAGTGCGGGAAGCTTGAAACCTTCTGCTACTGAGGTCGTATGGTCGAACCGGGAAGCACAGCGCCCGTCGTGAACGAAGAGACTCAACGATATCGCGCAGTCATCCGAGAGTGCGCGGACGCCATCGTGTCCCTACTGGGCCAGTACTCGGTCGAGCGCATCGATCACATGGCCGCGCCCAACGTCAACCCGGGCACCCGGCTCGACGCTGCTCTCAGTAGTGCTATGAAGGTGTTGGATGGTAGTACCGTTCACACCTAAGAAGTGCTTTGGCTGCCCATCCCGTGACCTGTTCATCTGCAGAAGGAACAGGCACGGGGTGAGACTGGCCATGTGCTTGGAGTGCTGGAACCGGGTCGAGCTGGCACTCGAGGAGATGGAATGAGGGAAGTCGTACACCACTGGCGCTGGCGCTGCGCCAGATATCTGATCACCTGCGGAGCACGTAACGGCCTGATCGATGTTCCACGTGGAACATTCAACTGCAAGCGCTGCATCCGCGTCTGCAAGGCCAGAGGATGGAGCCTCGATGGTTGACCTGAAACGACTCAACGAAATTTTAACCATGAAGACCGACCGCTCGGATGTAGCCGCGCTGGCCATCCAAGAGGTGTTCGAGATGCTGCCGGCGATCGCCAAGGAGCTGGGGGAGCTCCGCGTAGAGCTGCACAAGACGCGCTCCTTGCCAGAGGAAGAGCTGCTGCGCATGAAGCTCGCCACAGCTAGGGAAGCCCTGGACAGAGCGCACCTTCTCACCTGCGATGAGACAGACATCAACGCCAGATGCTTCATCTGCGAGACCCTGGAGAAGACCAAATGAAGGTCACCATCCGCAGAGTGAACTACGCGATTCGATTGAAACCCACGGGTTTCTGGTGGCACTGGTGGACTCCCATCTGGCATGAAGGCCGCGGACCGTATATATCTATTGGCTGTGGCTTAGTGACTTTGCACAGAGGGTATTGATGAGAGCCGTGACCATGCGAGAGGTGACCGAGTGGGTGGAGAAGAACGAACACCATACGTGGTCAATTGATGACGGAGGTGGGTTCGACCCATCATCTGGCGGTTCGCCGATCATCAAGTACCTGAGCTTCAACCTCGACACCCGTGACATGAAGATCTTCCGCATCAGCTGCGATCGGTTGGAAGGCAGCCCCTTCGACTTTCGAAACGAGGGCGAGGGGTCGATACTGGACGCGATGGACCGGTCGCTCAAGAAGAGGTGCCAGAAGTGACAAAAGCATGCTGCGCTTGCGTTGGTTCTTGCGGGCACACCGGGCCCCACAACTTTTGCAGTAGACACGGCGTAGGGGCGGTCCCGCCACCGCCGATACGTGTCTGGGCCAAACTTCCGTACACCTGCCCCGTCTGCGGCGGCAACGGCCTGGTAGCCAACGGCTTTTACAATCAGACCGGTGGGCAATGGAGCTCGAGCGGGGGCGGTCCCGAGTGCTGCCGCTCGTGCAATGGTACCGGCGTCGTGTGGGAGCCGTGAAGATCATCCGCGCTGGCGGCCCTATCCGGAACCGGGAAATGTGTGAGAAGAATCAGGAAAGCATTCTCATCGCTTTTCCTGGCGGAAGAGGCACCTCTAGTTGTAAGATGGAAGCAGCGCGTCTGCGAATCCCTGTGCTGGAGGTAGTAGGCAAACCGTGATAGCCTCTTCCCGCACAAAACCCAGCAGTATTAAGTTCTAAACAAGAATAATAACATGGAGATATCTATGCCAGAAGACGAATGTGAGGAGAACTCCGTAGTAATCAACATGGGCCCAAAAGGCCCCAAGGGAGACCCCGGTCCCATTGGCCACGATGGCCCCCAAGGTGCGGTAGGGCCCATGGGTCCTCAAGGTCCCCAGGGCGAGCCTGGAGCGGCCGGCCACGACGGTGCCGATGGCGCTGATGGTGCCCACGGCGAAAATGGCGACAACGGTGACCAGGGCCCGCAAGGCCAGCAAGGCCCGCAAGGTGACGTGGGTCCTCAAGGTCCTGCCGGTCCTCAGGGCGAGGCCGGCAACGACGGCCACGACGGTGCTGACGGCGTCCATGGTGAGAACGGTGACAATGGCGACCAGGGCCCCACGGGTCCGCAAGGTCCCCAGGGTCCCCAGGGCGAGCAAGGCCCCGCCGGTCCCCAGGGAGAGCCCGGTGCGGCCGGTGCTGATGGCGCTGACGGTGCCAACGGTGACAATGGCGACAATGGCGCTGACGGCGCTCAGGGACCCCAGGGCGAAGTCGGCCCCATGGGTCCGATGGGTCCGATGGGTCCCCAGGGTGAACCTGGTCCTGCCGGAGCCGATGGAGCCGATGGAGCCAATGGCGAAAACGGCGACAACGGTGAAAACGGGCACGACGGGCCGCAAGGCGAACAAGGCCCGGCCGGTCCCCAGGGCGAGCAAGGTCCCCAGGGCGAACCCGGGCACGACGGACTCGAGGGTCCTGCCGGAGCCGACGGAGCTCCGGGAGCTGCTGGTCTGCTGGCCGTAGTCGATGCCGACCCGACCGATCAAGACGCGTGGATCCTCCGCACCCAAGATGGCGCGGGTGGTGAAACGTTCGAGCTGAAAGTGAAGAAGCTCGACGGAACCGTGTTGGTCATGGCGACGATCGCTGGCTAATCCAGTCTAAGGTATAAGGAGGGGTGGACCTGTAGTGGGTCCGCCCCTTTTTATTTGGAGAACACATGAACGCAATCATCAGCCCCTGTGGCAACTACAGGTATGCCCTCTACCGGCCGATACCCGGTGTGAGCCGCAAACATTTGCCGGTTCTGTTCATCATGCTTAATCCGTCGACAGCGGATGCTGTCAAAGACGACCCCACCATTCGCCGCTGCATCGGATTTGCTGACCGTCTGGGCGGCAGTGAACTTACCGTCGTCAATCTCTTCGCTCTCAGGGCCACGGACCCTGGCGAGCTCTTGACCGCAGCAGACCCGGTGGGGCCAAGAAACGATGAGTTTCTCCTCGAGGAAATCGCACGCCATCGGTCGAAGGAAGTACCAGGTATCATCCTCTGCGCTTGGGGCGCGAACCCCATGGCCGTGAAGCGGCAGCACGCTATCAAGGGGGACTTCCACTGTCTAGGGTTGACCAAGAAAGGGGCGCCGAAGCATCCTCTCTACTTACCGTGGGATTCACCGGTGGGGGAGTATATATGCGGCTGACCAAAGAGCAGATCGAACAATGGAAGACGGAGTTCACGCAGTTCCCTATTGTCGGGCAGCTCATAAGAGAGTTGGAGCAGACGCAATTGGAAAAAGAGCTCTACAGAGTCAACGTAAGGTTGCTTACCTTTAAGGTACAAGAATTACGTGAAGGACTTGAATGGTATGCGTCGCCAGACAGGTACTGCCGAGTAGAAAACGAAACCCAGCGGCTCGTTTGCATTGCAGAGGACCCGCCCGGGGAGACGGCGAGGAGAGCGCTCAATGGTACGAAGTAAAATCACTTTTGGTGACATGGTTGCAGTTTACACAATGGAAGGTGACCTTCCAAAAAGGTACGTGGCAGAGGTGGCCACTACTCTGCTTGGTGGAGTGCTGGCCGTCAAAGATAGCGTCGGCAAAATGCACAGCGTACCGTCACAGTGGTGCCGCAAGCTAAAGCTGCGCAAACGCGCGTGGGCCTATTACGCAGACGGTGACGCCGCCTGCGGGGTGTCTAGTACAAAACCGGATGACCCTAAGGGCTGGGTGGAGATGGTGGAGGTACGGCGATGAAACTGGGTCACTACGAAAACGAAGTCAGTGCGGATTCGCTGGATGCAGCGGGAGTTGCTGGAGTACTGAAGCTCATACTGGAGCACCTATCTTTAACGATCATCAAAACAGAGACTCCGGATTACACCCTGTACAGACTCGGTAACATGGTCCGGGTTGAGCCGATGGAAGGAGAGCACGGTGCGGGCTAAAACAAGTCAGATAGAAGAGTGGTCTACGTTACACGGCTACTTCAAGTTCAACCTGCCAGCGTCCACGTCTGAGGACGAGAGCGGCAACGGCGAAGGCATGTGGGCTGTGTGCGCGGATATACAAAACTCGGACCTTGCCCATAGCGAAAAAGTGGGAGATATAGATCGAGAGTTCGATGTATATCTGGCCAACGACTCTGTCTATTACCCGCACCTGACCTACGGCACGAAAGTGCGCGGCCGGGTGCGTGGGCCAGGCCGACGACCTACAGCAATCTTGGAAGAGTGCGGTAGCTTCGAGGCGCAGCGTAATAGGCAGAGGATACTGGAGAAGCTGTGCGCAGGTACCTCGCCCAAACTGAAAAAATGATGAAGATGAAAGATCTTCGTACCTTCAACTTCGGGATCCCGGCGTTTAGGTCGAAGAGCGGGTTCACGACTTGCCCGCAGGCTGGTGTGTGCGCCTCTGGTTGTTTCGCCAGAGGAGGCTGGTACACCCACCGCCCTGTCGTAAAAGACAAGTATGAGTGGCGGCTTGAGCTGGCGCGGTCCACAAAGTTCGAGGAGACCATCAACAAGGAGATTAAGGAGCTGCGCGTCGGCAGATTGCGGTGGAACGATTCTGGTGATTTTTTTGACCAGGAGTACCTTCAGAAATGTATATCCGTCATGGAGGCCAACCCTGCGGTTAGGTTTTATGCCTACACGAAGATGGTCTCTTTACTACGAAGCGTTTCGCTTCCGAGTAACTTCACAGTAGTTTACAGCTACGGTGGCAAAGAGGATCATCTCATCAAAGAAACGGACCGGCACTGCCGCGTCTTCGAAACGCACGAAGAGCTCGAAGCCGCTGGATATGCAGACGCGTCAGACAACGACGCCGTCGCCGCGGAAGGACCAAACCACAAAGTAGCCATTGTTTACCATGGCCAACGACACTACAAAAACACGCTCTGGAGGAAAGCCAATGACAAACAAAGAGTTCGCAGAGAAGGACCAGCTCTTCATCAAGTGCTACCAGGCGGGCAGTACGCCGCCCACCAAGCGGCAGGCGTCCAAGTACCGCAACAAGCGGGGCGCGGCCTACCTGGCTAAGCCGGCGGCGCTATCCAAGGGAGGCGTGTCGTGAGTAAGACCGTCAACATCCAAGCGTTTAGCGGGGGCACCGTGCTCGCAGTTGCTTTCTTTGTGGCCAAGATCCTGGGCTACATCAACTGGAGCTGGTGGCTGGTCTTTCTGCCGATCTGGGGTCCAGCACTTCTGGTGCTGCTCTTCATTGGCTTTGTCATGTCGGTGGCCGTGCTGGCAACGATCTTCAAATGAAGAAGCAGTTGAAGCGCACCAAGCAGTGCCAAAAATGCCCGTGGAAGAAGGCCACTGACCCGAACACCATTCCGAACGGCTACAGCCAGTCGAAGCACAGAGGGCTTCGTCAGACCATCGCGGACCCGGGGGCGCTGAGCCTGTCCGCACCAGCAATGGCTTGTCATGAGAGCGACGTCGGAGAGGAGGCACACTGCATAGGCTGGCTCATGCATCAGCTTGGGCCTGGAAACAACATCGGCCTACGGATAGCCATGATGAAGTACGACCTGAGTCAGGTCCATCTTGACGGTGAGCAACACGAAACCTTCGAGGATACGCTGCCATGACAGACCAGGAGAAGTTAGCCAAGTGCAGGGAGGTTCTCAAATTTTATGCGACGAATGATATCCACACTGTGGACTTCGATTTCACGGACAATGGCCGTAGAGCGCGCGAAGTTCTTGCAGAGACGGAAGTACCTGGCGTGCCCCCACCAGTGGAGTGACGCCAGCTGGTTTTGCCCGCAGCACGGCAATGCCAGGTTCGAGTACTGCCTCAAATGCCGCATTGTAAGATTGGAGTCCGATGATTGAAATCTGCGTCCAGTGTAAAACAGAGATCCCAACCAACGCCTGTCAACAGGGACAAAAGATTGATGGAGAGTGGTACCCACTGCACGTCGGGTGCGCTGATGTTTGGGCGAACGAGCTGATCCCTGTCTGGGTGGTTGATTGGGACGGAGAGTTCGGGCACGTTGAGCCCAGCTTGGACACGATCAAGGCGTACATTTCAGAGCTTGAACCAGACGAAAGAATGACCGTACAAGGACGACCGCCGATGAAGCGGATTGAGTACTTGAATTTACCGGAGGCTACGTAAGATGGCACACAAAGGTTGGACAGGCGTCGATTTGGACGGCACGCTCGCCCGCTACGACGGTTGGCAGGGCATTGAGCACATCGGGGAACCAGTACCCAAGATGCTGGCCCGGGTGAAGGACTGGATAGCTGACGGACAGAAGGTAAAAATCTTCACCGCCAGGGCCAGCGAGAAGGAGGCGATCCCCTTCGTCAAGGCCTGGCTCAAGAAGCACGGCCTGGGCGATCTCGAGATCACCAACGTGAAGGATTTTGGAATGACGCCGCTATACGACGACAGAGCTATTCAGGTCGTACCTAACACAGGAGAGATCGTTGAGTGAAGAGTACCCTTACTGCGAATACAAGCTGCCCTCTGGCCACTCTGTCGTACTGACGCCGCGCCCAGACTCCTGCGGCCGAGAGGCGGTGGACGTTTTTATGCGGCGGTTCGAGCCCAAGGTCAGGTTTCAACTCACTGACGACCACATTGATTGGGGAGGACCTCGGTTTCATTGGTACCCGTGGATACCGGGGAGGAGCCTGCCCATTGAGCTGGTCTACCCCGCTATGGTTCTGCTGTTCCACTACGTGCAAAGTCCGGGTGCGATCTGGATGCACTGCGACTCGTCGTCTATGCGGGCACCGACCTTCTTCGGGCTGTTCCTGCACATCGCCTATCCTGGGAGGTTGGACGAGATCTGCGAGCCGGCCTGGTGGACGAGGGACAAAGAGTACCGCAGACACTCGGACCCGCGCTACTACTCGGACGTGTCCATGAAGAAGGATCCTGGCATAAAGGAGATGGTCGATATCTGGGTCAAGGACGGTGCCAAAGCAGCGCACACTTACATTACGAGGTTGGTATGACATGCGACGACTGCGGCAAGGTCTTGCAGGGAGGATTCGGAGTTGGCGAGAAGCCGTTCAAGAAGTTCCGGTGCGCGACTTGCGTAATCAGGAACGTGGAGAACGAACACGGTAGCTTCATGCTCGGTGCGTTCGCTGAGGCGCTCGCTGCCAGACCAAAGCTCGTCGGAAAGAGGTATAAGCAGTATGTAGTAGATACTGAAGCAACCCTTAGAACATTGGAGGCGATATGTCGCGTGATGAAGACGATGGAACCATCTGGAGTAAGCCAAAAGACTATATGCGATTCAACGACCGGGTCATCCCCGGTGAGCGCGATAGCCTAGACTGCATCTCAGATATCACCAACGAGAACCTGCTCAGACGGATGAGGCCGCACCTATCGACGATACGGTACGGCCTGGACCGGCTGATCAGAGAACACTCCGTGGATGGTGACGTCAAAGAGCGCGCTCGAGAGGCGATGAAGTTCATGCTAATTGAAGATGAAGGAGTGGCGTAATGCTTGAGCTCGGACCAGGCGTATGGCGTGCAAACAAAGAAGACGCCCTTCTATATCCGTTTCGGTTTCCATCGGCTAAGTCGGTGGTCAACCTGCAGACTGGGTTCTGGGAGATCTTATTCGACCGTGACTGCAACGTGGAGTTGCGGGCTTGTATATCCCTCAAGATACGGTTGTTTGATTACGCCTTGTCCGGGCTGCTTCCGCCTGCTCGCAAAGATATCGAGAGTATTCTCTGGGTGATCAGCGACCCGGCGAACCAGCCAGTTGTTTTCCATTGCCGCGCCCACCGAGAGAGAACTGGCTACGTGGCTGCGGTCTACCGCCTGTACCAGGGCTGGCCTTTCGAAAAGGCGTACCAGGAGTGGCGCGCTACTGGCTGCCGCTGGGTTACGTGGAAGCTGTGGAAGCGGTCTCTGAAGCAGTGGGAGATCAAATGAAGAAGCACCCCCAGAATCACTGGCAGCGTCTCATGACTGTTGGTACGATCATTGTGGTCCACAGGAAGTACGTCCAGGCCATCCGCAATGCGGCCTGTAGACAGGGGGTGCGCGTCAGCGCCATCAAGCAGAACGGCGATATATACAAGGTAACGGTGTTGAAATGAACGAGCTCACGTACTGGCAAGAGAAGCTTAGCAACGCGTATTCCGAGGGTGAGCAGCAACGGGAGTACCACGCGTTTCGAATGAAGGAGAGACCAGAGTTGTTCGCTCGTATAGCCGCGCTCGAGATCGTGATTGAGAAGGCGCGGCTCACGTGCGAGTCTGTGCTGCCGCACCACCAGGGCGGCCACTATGAAAACGGCCGCTTGCTGCGGGCCACACTGGCCGCGATCGCGGAGGTGAAAGGATGAGGCATATTAAGTACGCCTACGAGGAAGCCGCTCGTAAGGCCGCCACTGTCTGCCACGTCGACGAGGCACAGCGCAAAGCGTTCCTCGCCGGCGTGGCATGGGCAGCAGAAGATTTTTGCAATCAGCTCAGGCCCAGCCATTGGGAGAGTCACCCAGGCTACCCCAAGAAGTTCTTGGATGAGCTGACTTTGAAAGACTTTAGGAAGACGCTAGAGGCATTCTGCAAGGCTGAACAAGTGGAGGACTGATGGAAGGAATCCTAAAATTTAACCTGCCCGAGGAGCGGGAAGAGTTCGAGGCGGCAACGAACGCCGGCGCTTACAAGGCAGCACTCTGGGAGTTTGGCAACGCTTTATGCCGTCGCTGGAAGCACGGAGACCCGAGCAAGGCAGCGCACGAAGAGCACCAGCAAATACTCAAGATGTGGTACGAGCACGTTGAGGATTTGCGGCTAGAGTAGACCGCAGGTCGTCTACCTCCTCTTTGAGCTTCGCATTTTCTTCTTTGCACTGTCGGTTTTGTTCCCACAAGTCTTCGACGTCGCCGGTCAACTTATCAAGGCGTGACTGCATGCACTTGATGGCGTCGGCCTGGTTATCGATCATTTCCTTCTGCATTAGCAGCAAGTCCTTATAAGTCTTGGAGGTGCCCTCTTGCTGAAGAACATGCGTCTCGGCGTAAATTTTATGGATTTCGGCAAGTTCCTTTTCAGACGCTTTCTTTCTGAAGAAGTAGACGCCAACTACACCAATGAGAGCGGCAATAACTGGGACCACTCTTATAAGGAGGCTCACGTACGCAGACACAGGTACGGACTCGGACGCAAGAGCTTGCGTAGCGATGGCAAGGAGATAGGTTGTCATGGGTTCCTCGTTCTAAATTGTACCACACGAAAGGAGACGGCCTATGGCCTGGTTCTGCGAAAAGTGCTTGTGTTCCGTGCTAAGTGGTGGTGCCCCTTGCCCAAAGTGCGGGGTGCATCGGCCAGGCTTTCGGCCCGATCTTTGGTACGAGGTGTACAACGAGGTCAGAGACCTTCTTCTGAAGGCGCTCAAGTCGAAAGAGGCAGTCGATACCTGGTTAAATACCAAACACAGCGTGTTCGGTGATATGAATGCGGAGGACTTCATTCAGGAGCTACTTCGCATCGGCAACATTGAAACGGCTGAAGACGGCTGGTGCGAAGTGCGCGGAGCTGTTAGGAGGATATATGGCTGACAAACCAATAGCCCACGTGCTGATGGCAAAGCACACCGGTGAACTCATGGAAGGCTACAAGATCACCTTCTTTGAGAAGTATGACCTGAGCCAAGACACCATGAGCATGGCCGGATATCGTATTCTGCTGGCTCAACATGACGGGTGGATCGTTTTCCGTGCTGACGTGAGTCACCTCGCTTTCTTCTTGAACCGTGAAAGTGAGAAGTATTTCGAAGACCTGGGAGTGTTATAACATTGCGGCGCCTTGGCCGTTGGAGGGAACCAACGGAGGAAGCTAAAGAGTAAGGGGTGAGAGTCCCCGTGGCGCCCCACCTTTCCTTTGCCTACCAGCAGATATCCTGCTACAACAACAAACATGAAAGAGCGGTTGAAGAAGAAGTACGGGACGCTGAGAAATGCCGCGGCCACCTGTCAGATCAACTACTATCGTCTGGTTAATATCACTTCTGGGTGGATACAGCCTAAGCCAGAAGAGACCAAGCTACTTGGCATAACGGCAGCGGAGGTAAGAAATGCAAGAGCTACTAGAAGAAGCCAGTAAGCTAGCTGGCAGGCCAGTCGAGGTAGAGCAGCTCGCAGATGGGCAGTACATCGTCTTGTGGATGCGATTCGAGGAGTCGCCGCCCCCGAAAGCGGCAACGCCAGAGGAAGCATTGCGCGGGTTCATTGAACACATGAAAGGGAAATATGACGACAGAAGTGACGTTACACCTAACCGAGAGAGCGTTCCGGGTACTTAAGGGGTACGCCACGTTGAGTGGCAAACCCATTGAGGAGATCACCCGGGAGCTGAGCGAGCTCGTGTCCGCTACCTTGGACAAGGAGCTGACCGCGCGCATTGCGGCTGAGCTCAACATCTCGGTGGTTCGCAAAGCTGATCCGCCTAAGAAACGATTTGAGGACATCACCAACCTCTCAGACGGCCTGGGCGACACGGAGCCAGAGGACGTGGAAGGGGACACCAACGAGGATGCTATGGTGCCCGCTACCGGCGGCCTCACTGAGGATGACATCGCCAAGGACATGTCCGTGGATGACCCGCGGTCTGAGGCCAAGGCAGAGGCGACGCTATCCGTCGTAGATGGGGAAGAGCTGTTTGCTGAGGTCGCAGGCTTCGACCAGCGGGGCGAGTCCCGAAAGCCCAAGCGCCGTAGCCGGGGCAAAGTGTCCGCTCTTAGCGCCACCTTCACTGAGGAAAACACACTATGAACCCGGGTGAGAAAATGGACTGCCCGAAGTGCAAGGGCGCCGCAATCAACATCACCCCTCTCAAGAACCACGACCGCAGCATTGCCGTATTTGCCTGCCAGAACCGCAAGTGCGGGTTTGCCTTCAAGGCGGACGGCGGCGAGTTCGTAGAGGACACGGAACGGCTGCGTGATATCTTCCGCGGGGCTACGCTAAGTCAGCGGGCCCTGGCAGAGACCCTGGGAGGAGAGACCATGAACCCGGCTACGAAGGCGCTGCTCACGGCCAGGCTCCTCGAGTACGGTACGCAAATGTGGTTTGATGGGCTCAAGCAAGGGCTAGTCCTGGGAGCAGCAAAGGCAGAAAATGGATAAATACGGAGTCAGTAACGAGGTGCTTTACGGAGAGCTTCGCATCAGAGAGGCCGCGCTTATGCGGCAGATGCAGGCGCTGATGTCAGACCCTACCAAGACGGCTTCGGACAGGACCACCATTGAGTCGGAACTGCACCAAGTACGGGGGAAAATATCTGAGCTGGATCTGGGTCAGAGAGACGCACAGTGACCCTCTCACATAAAATAGCTCTGGATCCTACGGTAAGACAGGCCGAATATTTTCGCCGTGCTGCCGGTACCACGCGCTTTGTTTATAACTGGGGATTGGCTGAGTGGAACAGCCAGTACAAGGCTGGCGGCAGACCAACGGGGCACTCGATCAAGAGATTATTTAACGCCACTTATCCAGAGCTGTTCCCGTGGGTGAAGGAGGCTCATAGCGGCTGCCACTCGCAGCCATTTATAGATCTGCAAAGAGCCTTCGGTAATTTTTTCTCAAAACGAGCCCAATGGCCTACGTTCAAATGCAAAGGGAAGGCTAGAGCGTCTTTCTACGTTCCAAACCACACCTTTTACACTGCTGGTAAGAGTGTTCGCTTGCCTAGGATCGGCAGAGTAAAAATGCACGAAGCGCTCCGTCTCACCGGCAAAATCCATCCAGCCCGCGTCGTCGAAGAAGCCGGCAAGTGGTTCCTGTGCGTTTCAGTAGACGTCGGCGAGCTGCGCAAGAAGCGCGACGGTAGCGGGACTGCCGGAGTGGATCTTGGTATAAGAACACTGGTCACGTTATCCACGGGGGAGCAAATCGAAAATCCAAGGCCGCTCCGCAAAGCCCAGAAAAAACTACGACGTGCTCAGTGTAAGCTGAGCCGCCGTGTGAAAGGATCGCAAAACCGGAACAAGCAGCGAATGGTAGTGGCTAAGATTCACCGCCGTATTCGGAACATCCGCCATGATGGCTTGCACAAGCTGACGACGAGACTCTGCCGTGAAAACCAAGCGGTAGGGATTGAGGATCTTGCTGTTAGCAACATGCAGAAGAACCACAAGCTGGCGCAGGCTATCAGTGACGCTGGCTTTTCTAAGTTTCGAAGCCTGCTCGCTTACAAAGCAGAGATATACGGAACTAAAATAGTAGTGGCGGACCGTTTCTTCCCGTCCAGCAAGACGTGTAGTTCTTGCGGACTAGTCAAGGGTACGTTATCGCTTGGCGAACGAACTTTTCAGTGTGAGTGCGGAGTGAGGATCGATCGCGATCTAAACGCTGCCATCAACTTGAGAAAGCTAGCCGCGGCTTGCGGCGAAGTAACGGCCACGGAGACGCTACGAAGCGTCGGTGAAGTGGTAACTAAACAGCGGTCGATAACGGACGCACTTTAGATAGCAATAAAAGGGATTAGGAGGATATATGGCTATTGCATCGTTTGAAAAAAACCGCCACATGGGTGTCATTGGCAAAATTCGTTTGGGTGAGAAGAAGATCAGCCAGGGTGGCAAGGAGTACCCAGTTGAAACACCGCACTTCGTCCTGACGGACGCACCGGATGTGGCCCGTGTCTACGGAGACGCACCCACTTCCATCGATTGCTTTTTTATCTCGGATGATCCCAACGAGGTCATGCCCTATTGGTACAAATGGTACGCTGGAGGCGCCAAGGACAAGGACGGCAAGATGGTCGGTGGCCGCCTCCAGTGCTACGGCAACGGAGAAGTGGCACACCACATGGCCAAACGCGATCCGGTTACCCGGGTTGTGCCGACCAGGACGTGCTTGGCTGAGAAGTGCACAGATTGGATAGTCAACGGTAAGCAACAGTGCCGGCCGTCGATGAGTGTCTATGTGCTGGTGCCTCTTGCTTCTTTGTTCGGCGTGTACCAGATCGACACCAACAGCGTCAGTGCCATCAACAACTTCATCTCTATCGTAGGGAGCATCAAAGCGCAGTGGGGCGTTCTGAAGAACATCCCCTTCCGCATCTACCGTGAGCCGACCAACATTCAATTCGTAGACAAGGACGGCAAGAGCCAGAGCCGGGTCCACTACGTACTCAACATCGTACCCAATAAGGAAGGGTTCCTGGCCAAGCACGGCGACCTGATGAGAAACACGCTGCTGGAGCTATCCTCCGGAGCGGCCATGGCCGTGCCTACGCAGAAGCTACTGGAAGAGTCCACGAACGACATCATCGTCGAAGAAGTGGGTGCCAAGCCGCCAGGCATTGAAGCGATCGCAGAGGACCCTGAGCTGGCTCCGCTGTTTGTGAAGTTGACCGCGTTGAAAGGTAAGGCGAACTCGCCCAAGACGCGCCAGCTGACAGCGAGACAGTTCGAGAAGGCGACCGACATCAAGGGGGCGCTCATGAACTACCTCAACACGCAGATAGCAGACGCTGAGGCCAAGGCCAAAGCCGCGGCTACGGTGGAGCACAAGGCCTCGCCTCCGCCGCCGGCAGCTCCCATGCCTCAGGGCAATGCAGACGGACTGATCTAACCTTCGGGCGAGGTCGTATTATAATACGACCTCGCCCTATTTTTTGGGGGACACATGTTGGTTCTGATTAGCGGGAAGATGGGCAGTGGTAAGACAACGACGGCTGATAGGCTAGCTGTAGAACTTAGCAAGGTGTACCCGGTGAGCCGGCCCAGGTTCGCAGGCCCTCTCTATGAGATGCACGATGCGGTTCTTGCAATCGCCAGGAAGCACGGGCTCTGCCTCGATGTGAAAAAGGACGGTGCCCTTCTTCAAGTTCTCGGTACGGAGTGGATGAGAAACACCGTCGATAAAAACGGTTGGATCACCTGCGCTGTGAATCACTACAAGGATTTCGACGGAGCCAACGCGGTCGTAATTATAGATGACTGCCGGTTCAAGAACGAGCTTGAGATACCGATAAAGCCTAGGCTCGCGGTGCGCTTGGAGTGCCCCCGTGACATTCGCAAGGCCCGCTGCGACCAGTGGAGGGAGAACGAAACCCACCCATCAGAGGTGGACTTGGATGACTGGCTACACCGCTTCGACCAGGTGTACGACAGCTCTGTCATGCCGGTGGACGCAATAGTCAAAAGCATTACGGAGATGGTTCATGAAAGATTCCATAATCGCCCTGGGGCTTGACCCAGACAAAGACCACACGGCCGAAGAGGTGAAGAAGGCGTGGCGTGAGAAGATCGGTGAGCACCACCCCGACAAGGGCGGCGACAAGGACAAGTTCCTCGCCATCATGCACGCTTACAAGATGATCTCAGACCCGTCGTACCGTCGACTAAACGCCACCGTTGACAGGCGGGCGCTGCTGAATATGACACTGCGAATACCGATCTCCTTTGAAGACGCTTTCTTTGGCAGGAGCGTTACCATCTCCTATAATCAGAACGAAGTGACGAAGACCGGTGAACCAATTATCAAGGAGAAGCAGGACATCATCACGCTCAATATCATGATTGCACCAGGCGGCAACAAGCACGACATGGTTTTTCCAGGCAAAGGGCTGCGATGTGGTGAAGAGTACGGCGATGCCGTTGTTACCACTGTGCCGGCCAATCACCCACGCTTTAGCATAGAGGGCCTGGAGGTTGTGACGACGGAACAGATCCCGCTCGAGACGCTTCTCAAGGGCGGTGAGATTACTGTTCAGACCATGTACGGACTGAAGACGTGCTGGATCAGCCCCGGGACCCAGCCTGGTGCCAGAGTGCCCATACGAAGGTGCGGGGTGGGCCAGATGGGCAGCCACGTCGTCATCGTCGACCCAGTCTTTCCGTCCGCGGACCAGCTCAAGCAGAACAGCTGGAAAGGGCTGGATATTAACTGGAGTCACCACTCTGAAGACGAGGAGGAGCAGCGCTTGGAAATCAAATTCACTGAGCTAGGGGGGCTCATCAAATGGTAAGACCAGATGTCGACTTATGGCTGCAGCAGGATGTGGACAAAGATATCTTGGAATGTCGGATGCGGGTGCTTGTTGACTACATCAAGTACCTGGAGGCAAAGCTGCCGGTGCCCGAGGTGCCAATCAAGACACCGGAGGAGTGCGATGGAAACTGACTCGCTGCCACGGTTCTACACGAAGTTTACCGTCGATGGAGAGTCCCCAGTTTGCCACCACGACGGTGTGGAAGAGATGCTGCCGTTGCCAGAGGTAACTCTGACCATCCCGGAGAACTTCACTGAACTGCATCACAAGGCCATGGTGTACCTGGGCGACTGGGTCAGGGCCATCAAAATGACCCGGAGGCAGATCCCCACGCTTCGTGACGAGCTTTTGGCCAGCGGGGTCCGTAGGTCCACGTTGGACGAGCTCGAGGCCATGCGCCTGGTAACAGTGAAAGTAATCCCAGTCGACAACACAGTGACTGGCAAACGCACTGGCGCTCGCGCCTGCGTCTATTACACCCCGATGGGGCTGACATACATGAAGGAGAAGGTCGATGAAGCCGTAAGTGATCGTAGATGACACATACGAAGTAACTGCCTACTGCAACAACTGCGATTGGCAAGGCCGGATGGTCATACTCAAAGGACTCACACTTGGTGAGAAAGAGTGCCCGCGATGTGGGTGCAGGGGCTTGAGAAAAGTCATGAAGGCAACGCTGTGAAGTGCCCAATCAAAGTCACCGTATACTCGGACCCACGTTACCCCGAGGGGCCGTCCGCGGAAGACGTGACCGATGAGATCAACCACGATATACAAGCTCAGTGTGCTACGTGGGCGCCCAAGCTGGACCGCCACCTCATCATCATTGAGGCAGCAGACCCACGGCCCGATCTCTCGTGCCACAAGCACATCACCGCTTTCAATATCATTGCCCGCGAGGCCAAAGAGGCCAGGGCTTACCTAGGAGTAAAAGATGCTAGTTAAAGGTCCGATACCGGCGACGGTGACCATCAAGGAAGGGACCAGCCATAAGGCCACCATCCTTGATTTCACCTTCGGTCAGGTTGAAGAGGATCCAATGTTCTTGGTGGTGCTTAAGTCACCAGATGAAATGAAAGGTCAGGTCAGAGTCCTTGGACTCAAGGACGTCGTCATCAATCTGACGGAGGTGTCCTTTGATTGACAAGGAGAAGGTATCTATAGAGCTCGCAGCCATCGTCTCTGACTTCAATGACAGGTTCGACAAGTGGATGCAGGCCACCGGCTGCAGGGCCACGTTCGGGTGGAAGTACGGCCTTCACCAACAAATCAAAGCAATGGAGATACAGGCAGTAGATTTCATTGTATATCGTAAGCCGCCCCCGGCATTCAGCACACTCGGTGATGCGATGAAAGAGGGCAAAAAGGAGTAGCCAGTGGATTACACAGCTTGGAAGAGTAACTTCAGATATCCAACCTTCCGCCCAGGCCAAGAAACCGCTCTTGAAGCAACGGCCAAACAACTAGAGGCTGGCACCAAGTTCATCATTGCAGAGCTCCCCACTGGGCTGGGCAAGTCCGATATTGCTATGGCGCTGGCTAAGACATGCCCGGAGAAGGCGTTCATCACCACCTCACAGAACGTGCTCATCAAGCAGTACCTCGACGACTTCGGTAACGAGCCCGACTTCCACTTCATTAAGGGCAAGACCCATTACGAGTGCAGGAGCGACAGGTACGACAACTGCGGCGAGGGCGGCGATAACAAGTGCCCGTACTTCAAGTCGCATGGAAAAGAAGACGGCGACTTCTGCACCTACAAGCGTGAGCGGGACAATGCCATTGCGGCAAAGATCGCCCTTACCAACAACACCTACTACGCCCTAGCCTGTAGAAACGCGATGCTGTGGGAGCAGCGAGAACTGGCCGTGCTCGACGAAGCACACAACCTGCCTGGCGAGATCCTGAAGCTCACGTCGCTGGTAATCGACGACAAAAAGCTGGGGGATCTGAAGCTGGCAATCAGGGTGCCGCGAGAGCTGTGTACTGGTAGTACACGCAGTGAGCTGGTTGAGCTGGACCCGTTCTCGGATTACCTCTCTGAGCTTCTGGAAGAAGTAGAGCTCGTGCTGGAGCAGGTTGAAGAGGACTACGCGTTCTCTTCAAAGGAAAAGGGGAAGCTCGAGGATATTGCAGGTCGTATTCGGTGGTTTCAGAAGTCGCTGGTTGAGAACGTCAGATGGATAGTGGAGCACGAGTTCCGTGGGCGAGATATTCTCACGGCCAGGCCGATTGACACCGGGTACTTTGCTCAAAACATGCTCTTCAAGAACCAGGCCCGCCAATTCATCCTGCAGTCGGCGACCATCGTCGACTTTGCCAGGTACGCCGGTGAGCTTGGTATCGACAAGAGCGAAGCCTACAAGATCGTGCGGCCGTCCCCGTTCCCGCCGGAGAGGTCCCCTCTCTACGTGATGAGCGTCGGCAACATGAGCTACAAGACGATGACTGCGAGCCAGCCAGAGATCGCACGCACTGTGGAGGCTATCATCAACTCGCGCCCAGGGCTCAAGGGCATCGTGCACACGCACAAGTACGAAGGCATCCAGGACTACTTGGAACGCCACTTCGCCGGTAATCCGCGGTGCAAGTTCCCCATACCATCTGAGCGAGAGGAGACCGTAAACGAGCTGTTTGAAAGCGACGAGCCCTCTGTCATCTTCTCCCCGTCTCTGACGGAAGGAGTCGATGGCAAGGGATCCCGCGTGCGCTTTCAGATCATGTGCAAGGTCCCTTACCCGAGCCTTGGAGACAGGCTGGTCAAGGCCAAAGCCAACGAAGACTGGGGCTGGTACTCGTACCAAACCTTGAAGACGTTGGTCCAATCCAAGGGCCGCGGCATGCGCGGTACCGAGGACTGGTGCGAGAACTTCATGCTGGACAGCCAATTCGAGATATTCAAAAAACAAGTGGAGAAGAGCCTTCCCGTGGACTTCAAGGCAGCTCTACGCACAGCGGAGGATGGATGGAAAACAATCGAACAGCCGGAGACGTTTATCAGTTCGATGACAGCGAAATAGACGAGCGCGCTGCTTCGTCTGAGTACTGGGTCGGTGTGGCAGGCTTCTGGCACTCGGTGAAGGATAAGCCGGTGGCTGAGCTTACCAAGAAGCAGACGGACTGGCTGACCAAGATCGAAGACGACTTGACCGGCGACAAGCAAGCCAAAAGGAGGGGGTGGTGAGAAGAGTCGTGCTAGAAAGCCCGTTTGCCGGCGATGTGGAGGGTAACATTGAGTACGCGAAAGCGTGCATCTTGGATTGCTTGTCCCGCGGAGACGCGCCCATAGTCAGTCACCTTCTGTTCACGCAGCCAGGTATCCTACATGACGACGTGCCAGAGCACCGCCAATTAGGCATGCAGGCTGGGCATACGTGGATACCGGCTGCTGAGGCCGTGGTCGTATACCAAGACCGTGGCGTCTCAGCCGGCATGCGTGCCGCTGTCGAGATTGCTCGAATAGAAAGGATACCGGTGGAGTACAGGAGGCTCTATGGAAAAGATAACGTTGATGATGTACCGCTCTGAGGGGCGGCTGTATCTGGGCTCTGACAAAGATGGTGTACTGTGTGGATATCCGTCGTTGGAGGATGCCGTATCGTCGGTAGAGAAGCAATATGAGGAAAGGCACAAGCGAAGCTACGAATCATCCATGAGCACCTGCATATTCTGGATCTTCTACTCCCCGAAGGTCGTACAGGTAGCTAGCCTCGACGATATCCGCGACCGCGTGATTGACATGAAGAAGGCCGCCGTACACACCTGCCGAAACGTATCCGGTGCCATTACCGGAGTGCTATGCACTGGCCCGCACGCTGCGGAGCTGTACAATAGTGGCATCGAATCCCGCCTAACCACCAGGTAAATCTTGGTATAAGAGTCTTGAAGTGACACGGAGTCATTTCGTTATCACATCATTGAGTAGGGGAGACTAGGGGAGATGAATCGCAACTGCTGGGTAGGCGGTGGAATCGCGGCAGCACTATTGGGGTTAATTGGAGCTGCCGTGTATTTATTAGGAGAAGATAGGAGGCCAGCAAAGAAAGATGAAGCACCGGACGCTGAGAAGCTGCACGAAGAAGAGAAGTCAGCTTTTGAGCTGTCCGTTAGCCCCGTCGATAGAGAAGAGTTCCATCGAAGGTATGACGACCTGGAGGCAAGTCTCTGCAAGGTAAAAGTCAGCCTGGAGAAAGAAAAGCAGATCAACGACATCGGGAACCAAATAACCCTGTTGTTGCAATTGCGCGATACGCCACACTTTGACATGGCTTGTGACATTTTTGTGGATAACGTAAAGGCAGCTGCTGACCACTATCCTGCCGTCGGACAGGCTCTTTGCGTTGGCAAAGCAAGAGGCCTGACGGAATTCTTAAGACCCTTTGAAAACGTTGAGCAAGCCGTAAGACATGTCTGACATAAGGGACCCCGGGTTGCAACCCGGGGTCCCTTTATTTTGCGGCAAGAGAAAGCCTGCTGCTTGCCAGGCAGTCTCTATCAAACTATGCAAGTAGGATGTATATACAATGGAACCGTTGAAAGTAGCTAAAGTGCTCCCTATGAACCGTCCGTCATCGGTATCGGCCAGCCTCGAGGCTGTTGGGTATGCTGCGGCCGGAGCTATCGTTGGCAACCTCCTCATTGAGGGGGTCAAGCTTGCTTGGACCAAATTGTTCTCTAAGGCAGAGCCAGTGGCCGCGCCTACGACGACAAAGAAATAGCCTAACGGCTAGAGAGCTCCACGAGGGGCTCTTTTTTAGTAAGGAAGACACAATGAAATTCGATATCGAACAACCAGAGTTCAATAAACTCATCAGAAAAGTGCTGCCGGCTGTCGGCGGAGTAACCGGGCTACCGGTGTGTAGCACCATCAAACTGGAAGCCATGAATGGCAGCATAGCACTGACCGCCTGCGATCCGCAGACGTTGACCCTTAGGTCCTCTTCTGTAGCTAGGGTAAGAACCGGGGGGGCCGTATGCGTTGCTGGCAAGGCCATGGCCGACATCGTCGGTCAGATGCCGCCTGGGAAAGTCACCGTGGACTTCTCCGGAGAGGGGAGGGTGCGGATTACGGCTGGCAGGTCAGCGGCGCATCTGAACGCGCTCGAGGCCGACATGTTTCCGGTCGTGCCTGAGTACGACAGGCTCAGCTACTCTCCCATGGAGGGGCTATTCAAGACCATCGACAAGGTGGTTTTTGCCGCGGCCAAGTCCGACGATAGGCCGCTTCTACGGGGGGTATACCTGACGGCCGGCTGCGTAGTCGCCATCGACGGTCACCGCATGGCCGTGTACCCACATGCTTACGAGTTGCCCAAGAGCACAATTTTACCTGCTGAGGCACTGGCCAAGTTGTCGAAGGTGTTCCCTGGCGAGTCTGTGAACGTGTCCTTCGGCAGCACCGAGGTTCACTTCCATCAGGACGGGTGCTACGGGACGCTCCGTGGGCTTGAGGGGACCTTCCCTGACTACCGTAGGGTAATCCCCTCCGGAGCCCACACAAAGGCTGTAGTGCGTCTCGCAGACCTCAGGCAGGCCATGAGCCTGGTCAACCTGGTTACGGACAACCAGTTCACTGTGAGCTTTCAGTTCTCTCAGGGTAGCCTGAAGCTGGTGGCGCAATCCAACGAGACCGGGTCGGCTGAGTGCGCTCTGGAGTGCATGTACCAGGGTCCTGACGTTGCCGTGGGCATGAACGTGGACTATGTCCGCCAGGCGACCAGCAAAATGGACGCTGAGACCGTCACCCTGGAGGTCAGGCAGCCGACCAATCCCGTAGCCATAACTGACGGAGGCTATCTCCATGTCATCATGCCAAAGCGACTCTGAGGAGTTTCGCGAGGCCAGAATAAAAGAGGTCAGGGCGGCCGCTAAGGCGTTCCTTAAGCAGGTCGCCCTGAACCTCTGCATTCCGGAAGGAGTATCTGGGAGGATAGACATGGCCTTCGGAGTTCAGCGCAAGCAAGTCATCGCCGAAGTGTTACAAGAGCTGGGAAAGGAGCTAGAATGTGATGATGGAAGAACCTGAGAAAGAGGCCGCGACGACTCCGACCACGCCGGTGGTCAAGCCAGAAGATGACGACAAAGAAGAGATCCTTTTGAATGATGAGGAGACAGACGATGAAGAAGAGTGAACTCTACAAGCACGTTGACCCAGAAGTAGTGGAAGTCTTGCGCGACTCTTACGAGAAGGTGACCATTCTGCTCGCGAGCATGAACGATCTCATCGCCAGCCAGCACTACGAGGCGGCTACGGTGGTTGGTATGCGGCTGGACCAAGTCTCTAACGATTACCAGCAGCTGCTGAAGGAATTGCAGGCGGCCGCGGAGAGGCACCTGGCGCCGCCACCCGCTCCTGCACTGCAAGGCGCCGCCGGGCAAGCTGTGTCCATTGCCCACATGGTACAATCGAGTGGTGCAGATCAAGCTCCACCCGGAAATCCTGAAGCTCCTTGAAGGGACGGCCGACGTAGAGCAGTTGGTCAACGATATCGTCTATATCTACTGCCGCAACGGGTTCATCCGAACCTCTGGCGTGGCCGGCAAAGTCAACATAGACCGTATCTACAGAAAGAGTGCGGAACACATCGCGTCTATGTTCGACGCGGTCACGCAAGAGTTCAAAGGCCTGGCCGTTATTGGGGAGAGCGACAGCGAAACTTTGTGGGTGCCGGATGAGCACTTGCACGACTTACTCGAGGAGAACACAGAAATACTGGTGATGAAGAGCCCGCGCAAAAAGGGTATAAGCACTTTGAAGTCTGGAGAGATTGAATCTATACGGCCTTCGAAGACCGACTACAGTTAACGGAGAACACACAATGATGAAGTTCAAGTACGGGCCATACAGCCCATCCCGTCTAGACACGGGTGTATGTGGCTTTGCCTTCAATAAGCGGTACATCGAGAAGCGTCAGGAGATTGAAAGCCTCCCCGCCGCCCGCGGATCCGCCATCCACGAAGTCCTTGAGAAGGTTACCAAGCGTCTGGTTACCGGCAACTGCGTCTTCAACGCCGATGAAGTCCGGGCCTGGGTAGTAGAGGCCGTCAACAACCACCCCACCGCTTACCAGGAAGTCGACTCTATCACTGACATGGTCAAACTCTATGTGCAACGCCCTCCCAGCGTGCTCACAGAGGACGCCGGCATCGAGCTGAGGCTTGCCATTAAGCCGAAGATGGTGGGCGATAAGATCGCTACCTACCTAGACGATAAGGTGTTCCCAGGCCAGCCCATTGAAAGGATTCTCTTTGAAGAGTGCGACTACAACGATCCAGATGCCTGGGCCAGAGGCAGAGCGGATATCCTTGTTATCTCGGATGATACAACGACCGCTATTGTTTACGATCATAAGACGCAGCCAAATGTTGAGGAGGCTGACACCTTCCAGATGGGCTTCTACGCCTGGGTCATCAGCCGCATATATCCGTTCCTGAATGAGATTCACACGGTGTTGCACTTTGCCAGGTATGGCAAGTACTCCGACCCATACGTTTGGACTCAGCAGGACCTCAACAAAATAGAGGAGGGATTTCTGACCCGCGCCTCCATCATCGAGAACCGCGCCGAGTGGTCGCCTACCCCGCACAATAACTGCCAGTACTGCGCGTTCATCCTGGAATGCCCCACTATGCGGGAGTACGTCCAAATCGACGATACTGGGGCGGCCCGTGTGTCGCCAGCCCAGTCCTTTCGAATCCTCGGCGACCAGAACAAAGCCGTGAAGATAGCTGGAGTATTGAACGTGCTCGAGGAGGCAGTCAGCGTGGCCAAGGACGAGCTCCGCGAGTTCGTCAAAGAGGGCGAGGGCAGAGTTGCCATACCAGGCAAAATCTATGAGTATCGGGCTTCGGACGGGATCAACTGGGACAAGGTCAACACGAGACTACGGGAAGACACGTACGCTATCTTTGAAAAGCATGGTGTTGACCCAAAGAGCTTCATGAGCTTCAACCAGACTGCTTCCAAAACGATCTGGCTGACAGAGAACGAGGCCCTGGTGAAAGAGCTTGCGAACCTGTTCCCCAGGAAGACAGAAACCAGGTTCGCCGGGTACAAATCATGAGCTGGCTAAACGATATCCAGTACGACTACCTTTACAAGTGCGCAGAGCACGAGTTCATGGTGGGCGGCCCAGCCGGCGAGATGCCGCCGACTACCGCCTGTCCCCAATGCGGGGGCGAAGCTCAGTACATGGGCTTCGTCCCTGTTGAACTGAGGCAGACGACTCAGGTTGAGTTCGACCAGAATGGCCGCAAAGGCATGGCCATCAGAGGGAGAGATGGCAGCATCAGCTACATATCCAAGACCAAGCTCCACTACATGAAAACGGGCAAGATTGAGAATCAGTACACGCCCGCCTATCGGGAGCACCTGGAGAAAACAGAGCAGGATCAAATGCTGCGCACGGAGCACAGCCGCAAGCGCGCCAAGGTAACCTCGGCCGCGGACATGCTCAAGAACATGCCCGACGGAGAGTATCTCTCTGACGGCACCAACGTCATTGCAAAGGAGAACACATGAACGAAGAAGCGAAAGACCCTGGCATCATAGGGAAGCTAGAGAACAACCTGATCAGCTTGGTGTTACTCGAAGCAAAGCTACATAAGCTGTCTGTAAAAGTGACTGGCGGCGGAGCTGAAAAAGACGGGTCTGAACGTAAAATGCCGTATGCAATCGCGCAACTATGCGATTTGCAAGAACAACATCTGGCCGATATTCACAACCTAGTAGACACCGTTGGAGAGAACCTCTGCGGCTCTCAATGGGGTTCGTAAGGAGGCACTATGAAGATCAAAGGCGTAACTGGCGGAAAGATGAAGGGCAACCCGATCGAGTACACCCCGGACGAGAAGCCTGCTCTCGCCGTCAGGGACTCGGTTCCGAAGGCCGCACCAGAGGGCGAACTGTGGTGGGCCGAATCCGTTGATGTGCAAGGACTTTTGCACAGTCCGCGCGGAATCGGGAATAAGGGTTTTGCAGACAACGCCTACGTCTCTGACGGCACGGCGATGATCCGGCGGCTGCTGGTGAAAACCGACGAGTACCTGGTCGCAGTGAAACGTACGTTTCACATTGAGTTCGAGGACTGCTGCGACGGCAACGGTATGCCAGACCTTAAGGTAAAAGTTTTTACCTTAGCCTAATGCCCTTCGGGGCGTTGCCCCGGAGGACACATGCACCCATGGATTGTTCCGCCAGAGCTGGTCGTCTTTATCGACGAGCAACTGAAGCGGTTTCGTGCGCCTGCCCCGTCTGACAAAACCATCGATGTCATCGGTGACTTCGTCGTAAACTACGCCATTGAGAACAACTACTTCGTCAGCGCTCCGGAGGCGGCGGCTAGATACGCTCGCCCCGGGCTGACGGAGCCAGAGAAATTCCAAATCATTGGACCGCTTGAGTACCACCTCAAGGTGCAGTTACGCCAGTCAGTCACCACTGACCAGATCCATCTGGTGGCGTGGGCAGCGTTGCTATTTTGCTGGTCTGAGAAGGGAGAAGAACATGTGGCGTGGTATCGCAAGATTAATACCAAGGTTCCGGTCAAGCAGGTTTCCGGAGGGAGCCCTGTACAGCTTTCGCTGGCTTAAGACTGGATGGGACATGCTGACTTACAAGAACGGGACCAAGTTCGTACAGTACGGGCGCAACCCAGTGAAGTTCGTTATCTGGCTCTCGAAGGGAGCCGTCACGCCGAGGTTCATGCTGCAGCCGCACTGGAAGGTGCTGTGGAATACACGACAACTGAAGGCTGGGGAGACACTCAAGCCAGTAGATACGAGGGGGTTTTATGCGGATAGGCGGAGAGAAGCAATGGGAGAAAGAAACGTCGCTCTACGATTGGGTGCATAACAACGGCTACGGACTGACTGGGCTGCAAGGGAGAGAAGATCTGCCGTGTGACCTAATAGCTTTTTGTGAATCGCAGTACCTCAGGTTCAACGTACCGGTTCCGCCAGAAGAAGTGATTCGCACCGGAGCCTGGGCCTCTCACTACTACCTAGACTTCGAGGACCCCTACGCCTATTTGTGTGGCCTCAGCGACGTGCACGCAACTGATGACTGGGCCAACTTCGCCTACGAAGTTACGGTGGACGAGAAGATCCACGAGGCTAACCCAGAGCAGCTAGAGAGCTTCACGTTCGTACCAGGCGGCGACGTGGAAGTCTTCAACGAGTGCATTGCCAAGCCCGGACTGGCTGCGCTTCCGTATTCGGTAGGCGATGCTATAGACGAGATCTTGTGGGGTGACCACTGCAGTAATGACCCACTTTACGAGGATATCAGCGCGGACAATCGAGAGTGGCTGATCAAGCAGTGTGGAGATGAAGTTAGCAAGATAATGCCGTACTTCCAGCTGTCAGCGTGGGCAGCGTTTCTGTGGTTCATAGGACCGCCGGGGCGCGTGTTCAGGTACCAGTACCACGACATTTTCTTTGCGGCTTCACGCAGTGGTTACGCCTATCTGTACGAAGGGATGCTAATCAGCGGTGAGCACGTGAAGCGACTAGCACGCTCACCAGAGAGCTGTGTCAACTGCGGCCTGGGCTCGTGGTGCGTGGATCTCGCGCATATCGACGGGGTCACACGGCACATGTGCGAGCGGTGCTTGAACGGATCCGTGCCGCTACATCAGCGGGCGAATTGCGGTACAAGGTCTTGTCGCTTTACCGAATGCCCGCACCACTGCGAGTTCGGAAAAGAGGACGCACTCTACCGCACGCTCTCTGGCAGCGGACAGCTCAGCCGGTTGGCCGAGCAGAAGCGGCAGTCGTTGGCACAAGGCCCACTGAAACTATCCAAGTAGTCGTTTCCATTGCGTTGTGTTACCGTGACAACACGGAGAACACACATGGGCGATATCAACAAGGTATGGCTTTCTGGCCTGGTAGTGACACAGCCAATTCTGACAAAGCTGGCCTCTAAAACCCCGTTCACCACATTCACAATCCAAGTCAGCGAGCGGTTCATCGACAGAAGCGGGGTAGCCCAGCTGAAGTCGAACTTGATCCGCGTCGAGAGTCTTGGAAAGAGCGCGGACATCACCGTCCAGCGTGTGCGCCAAGGCGCGAGGTACACAGTGGACGGGTACCTCCGCCAAGACCACGTAGACGGTCACGACCAGGTGCGAGTCCGGTCATTTGCCGTCTACCCAGATGAATCAGCCGACACAGCAACCTACCGCCAGGGGTTGAAACAGGCCCTGGACATATTGAAACGAAGCCGGGATTTGCCGGCCGCCCTCGAGCGCTTGGAGGAGCTACTTAACCAATAGGAGGACACATGAACCTGTCTGCTCATTACGCGTCCTACAGGGCCGCAGTATCAAACGATGCCCTAGAGAGCTTTGCCGACTACTCGGCAGAGATGAAGGGGCCGGGCCAGTGGCGAACGATGGCTGGTCTCCTCAGAGACTCAGTCAAAAACATCAGCACCGCCGTCAGTGAAGGTAACGAGGAGAAGTACTGCGCCTGCCTTCGCTACCACCAACAAAATGTGCAAAGGCTGTTCGAGGCCATGGTCATGGACTGCATGGTTGCAGACCAGTACGCGAGCCTTTCCAAGATTCTGACCAAAGGATGGAACTGGTTCAAGTTCTCCCCACTGGTAGTGCACTGTACGAATCAGACTTGGATTCCACGGTTCTCCCCAATTTTTGAAAAGGAGTGGGCCAACGGCAAGCCGTGCTTTTGCGCGGACGAGCTGGCTCTGATATCCAAGGAAGAGCCGTCGCCACAGATAATCAATGCCATGCTCGAGGCCAAGAAGAAGGAGCCTCACATCGTTACGAAGATGCACCATGGGGGGTTGTCTTCTTTTCCATTGGCGAAGATTAACGCCGGCGAAGTCCGTGAATGGACACAGGAGTTATTCCCATGAAGACCGAGGGCGATTTCAATGCAGCCTTGAGCAAGCAGCTTCGTAAGGCAGGGATATTTGCCATCAAGGTCGCTGACAAGTTCACGATCGGGATCAGCGACTTTCTGATCCTGCACAACAGCCGCACGCTGGCTATGGAGTGCAAGTTCATCTCTGATTGGCCAAGCGATAAGGCGCGGCTATTGAAGCACCCATTCTCCGGAGAGCAGCTGACCTTCATGGAGAGCGTGCGCCTCGCTGGCCACATGGCCGTGGGGCTGATAGCTGTGAAGGAAGCTGGCAGGATGTTCCTAGTAGAGAGTAGGTTGATTCCACACTCTGGCAATTGGGTGTCTGGCGACTTTCGTAGCGGTGGCCCGTGGGAGGCCATGCCATGGCTGGAGATAACTCCATTCATGAGATATCTTTAGCGTAAGACTATGGAAAAGAACCTCCTCGATGACATTTTCAATACACCTGAAGAGCAGGTGGAAACATTCATGGAAGCCATCAAGTCCCTGGTGGCTGACCCGGGGGACTACTCTAGGGTTGTCTCCGGTGCCGTAGATCAAGTCTCGGCACCGGAGCTCGTGGACCAGCAGTCCGGGTATATCCGGATATCCCACGGGCACCATGGCGAAGACTACGTATGGCACATTAGCGCGTTCCACCCCAAGAAGCCGTGGCGGGTCAGCATCGACCGGGTGGTTTACGCGATCGCGAAAGTCATGAACGGGGTAATCCCACAGACAATAGAAGTGAGGATTTTTTTACCGATGGCCGACTGGGACCTACAGGAAATCACCTTCAAGGCCATGGGCTTATCCGTGGCGTGGAATGTGAATGGGACCAGTATTGCCAAAATGAACCTCAAGCTCTTTGAGGTTCTCAACACTCTGGTGTAGAATTTTACCTATGGATGTCCTAATTGCTATCGCCGCCCTTTGCCAGGTCAGCGCCAACCAGCCCTACATGGCCAGAGCTGACAAGTACCAGCTGAACTGCCAGCAGGAGTACGTGCAGTGCTACTTCAAGGCGGATCCCACGGGCACGGCCAGCGCCGACCGGCAGCAGAAGCTGCTGAAAGACTGCGTGCTCGAGCGCGTGGTCAAGGCTACGCCTTGCCCCTGAGCATCGCCGCCGCTCCCGCAACTATTGAGTAGAAGTCATTGTCCATCCCAGAGTCGAAGAAGGACTGGCTGGTGGGGGACACCTGCGGCCACAAGTGCTTGATGCGCGTGCATACCTTCAGGGCCTCCTCTCGCTCGCTCTCAGTGAGAGCCGTCGCTGCCAGCGCGTAGAAGAGCGGGTTCACGTTCTTGCCCGGCGAGCAGTGGATGGCGATGTACCTCATGGCCCACTTGTAGACCGGGTTGCGGCTGCATCGAGACACCGTGTACAGGTTCAGCATGGTAACGTGCTGGACGTAGTAGAGATCCGCCAGGTGCGTGCCGATGAACGGGACAATGGAGAACATCCAGCCGCCCATCAACAGCCAGTGCAAAAAGTAGACGACATGCCACCAGCCACCCAGGTCGCGGGCAGCAAGCGCCAGGAGCGCTGCCGAGGTGAAGTACTGCGGCCCCAGACAGGGCTGGTTGATCCCCTTCCAGCCGTCGAAGACGTAGTTCACACCACTGTTCGAGGAGCGGTTGGATACCTTCCAATCGTGGGCGTAGGCACCGAGCCCCATACAATTGACGGTGTAGTGCTTTGCCAGCGATCTAAGCAGCTCCTTGTCCCCGCCGTGCATGGCGTAGCAAGCAGCCCAGCTTGATAGAGCGTCGCCGCTGACCGGGTTACCCCCGTCATTGGGATAGCGCCGACGTAGGCCGCCATTGGGGTACAGCAGGGCCCGCAGCCCACCAGCGGCCAGGCCCGGCCGAAGGAACCACAGTCCGTAATGACAGAGGGCCGCGTGGTCATCCTGTATATCCAGAAAGAACTCGTCGCGGAGCCGATCGTTACTAGCGCGCCCAATCAGCTCGTCGATCGACCAGCGCTCTGCTGGTAACACCAGCTTTTCTCCGCTCGTGGGCTTAACGTAGAAGCGGTAGTACACCAGTAGGAGTGGGTAGAGCGCGTAACAGAGAACCTGAAAAGGTATCCCGACTACTACGAACAGCGTCCACCGAAGGGCGATATACCAGCCGTTTACGTTTTCTTCCATATCTGGATAGTGATCAAAACGACCACTGGGAGCAACCTAGAAATCAGGTCCGTCCACATATCCTTGCTGTACGCAGCTGTCTCCGTTTTGCGGAGCCTCAGTACAAGGTGCTCGTCAACGATCAGCTCTTTGTAGAGCGTGTACGCGAACCAACTAACGATGCCAACGTTGAAAGCGATGTCGCCAGCTACCCAGTAGAGGAACAGGGGAATGGTGAAGCCCCACCCAATGTGGTTAGCGAACTCAGCTCTTGCCAGCGCACCTTTCACATTCAAGAAGGTCAGTTTACTGAGAAGCTTCTGGAGGAAATCTTCCATTACTTTTCTTGTTGGATCTGCGGGTACCGGGAGTGCACGGCCGAGCGGACCGCGGCCTTCTCACTGGGGCTGCCAAACTGCGACACCCGCTGGAGAGCAGCCCTGGCATGGTTCTCATCATGGATGGGATACCGGCGTTCCTGGGGGAAGACGAAGCTGCCTTCCTGGAGGTCAGCGCGTGCCTTGGAGGTCAGCTTGCGGGCCTGCTTATCGAACCCTGCCCAGAACGCCATAGCGGTCTTCTCCATGAGCCCCAGTGCCTTCAGGAGCACGTTCTTGGGGCTGTGAAGGTTCTCCATCACCTCAGAGGGTAGACCGCCTTTGGTGCTCATCCAGGACCATCGCTCAACCTCCTGGTCGGGGTCTCCCTTCATGGTGGTCTTCTGCCCTGACACGTTGCATTTGAAAGCGTGGATCATCAACTGCTTGCCGGTGGGGGTGGTGACCTTTTCGGAGGTCAGATGCTCGAAGGCAGACAGCGGCAGGTCAATGCCAGCTTCTTCCACGAGCTCGCGCTTGGCGCCGGCCTTGGGGTCCTCCCCGGGATCCAGGTGACCGCCCGGGTTGGTATACCGACCGTTATCCCGGCGCTTACCCATGAGAAACTTGTCGCCGTCGATGACACCAACGGTGGAGACCTCGGCGAGGCCAGCGGTCTTGTAAAAGCTTCTGAGAAAAAGTCGCATATCACCTGCTTAAGCCAGCGTACGTGTCCGACATGGCTTCGTTGCGGCTGAACATCCTCGGCTGTCCCTCGCCGATATCTCTGGCATCGAGCTGGGAGCTCGTGCCGATACCGTCCAAGAAGGAGGGCGCCTTCTTCTCCGGCTTGTAAAACGTGTTTAGCAGTTCGTCGGAGCTTTCCTGGTAAGCACGCTTTTCCTTACTACCTCTGAGCCGCGCCGCTAACGCGCCGGCTACTCCACCGGCCGCCGCGGCCAACCCGGCTATTTGCCAGTCCTTCGGCTCTGAATGAATTCGCTTGAGAGCGGCCATCCGCCAGTCGCCGTGGGCTTTGTGCAGCTCGCTCTGAAAGCCTTCTCGGTAACTGCTAGAACCCCGAGTGCCGGTCATCATGCGCTCCTGCCAAAGCCCGCCCGCCCTGTTCAGCCTTTTAGACCGGTCACCTTTTGCACCACTGGCAATGCGTGAAAAGTACTTCTCGCTAACGGCGCGCTTCTCGAATCCTTTCCAAAAGCTCATTTCCAGCTCTTCCTTTGGGCCATGTTGTAGTCGGTCAACTTAAACAAAGTCTTTTTATCCAGCGGTCCATTTTCGGGGATGGCTTTACTCAGAGCAGCAGCCATTTCCGGGTTTTTTCGCGCAGCTTGCACAGTGTCCAGCCACGCTTGCGGGTGTACCGGGAGCCGTTGAAATAAATTGGCGTGATTTCGACGTACGAAGGCACCGCTGTAGGCCTTGTCTCGGAACTTCTTACGCAAGTGTTTGCGACGTTGCAGGGGGAGCTCGCCTTTTCTCATGTGCGCGCCCAGAGCTTGCTTGAACCTCTCAATATGCCCACCGTGCTTCCCGGCGAGTACTCCTGCGCCCGCCGAGCCCTCGGCGCGGCTGATGGCGGAGACGAGCTCTCTGGCGTCTTCGGCACGACGGATAGCTTTGCGCATCAGCTTCGTACTGATGGCCTGTTTCTCAAAACCCACCCAAAACGCGGTCTTCTCCTCTCGCCGGCGCGGCTTGATAGCTGCATGCAGCTTTGGGCTCTTCAGAATTTCTTGTGAGGCGCGGTTGCCAAGGTCTCTGATGTCATCCATGGATTTGGCAACTCCGCGGCGGATAGCCGTGTGCATCAGTAGTATCCCTGCGGCTGCGAGGTGTCCCTTCCGGAGTAGGCCGCATGGCCGGCGACGCCAGCGCCGATTAGGCCCAGGGCCTTCACAGGAGACGGTAAACGCTTTGCCTTGGCCACCAGCCCTTCTTGGGCTTGGCGCTTGGCCGCGACACTGGCGATGTCTTTGGCCCGGGCCGCGGGGTCCGTCGATCGCAGGCCGCGGTGGAACTCAGACTTGGCCGCCCGGGTAGTCTTCTTGAAAAACTTTCCAACCGCTCGAGGAGCACCACCGAGTGTACGGGCGCTTCCCCAGGCTGCACCTGCTGCACCGGCGAGCCCAGCTTGCTTCTCGAAGGCTGTCCAAAAGGGTGTCACTTTACGTCTTTCTCTCCGGCCTTCCCGCCGCGGATCTCGCCGTACAAAGGAATCAGTGCAGTGCGAGTCGGGTGCTCCACCATCGAAGCCCGGTGCCGGCGGCTGAGTCTGTGCCCTATTTCAGAAAAGGGGCCAGGGGTTTCTGGGTTGATCAGGTACTGCATGATGTTCTGTTTACGCGTTTTTTTGGCGTCCACAACGTTAGAGGCGTGCGCCTTGGCCTTCACGGTATTGCTCTCTTTGGCCTTGTCCGTCCGGCCGCCAATGGCGCCACCGACAGCCGAGAACGGTTCAAGAACTCCGGCCCCGGCACGCTTCTCAAAACCAATCCAAAAATTGCTCATTAGTACATCCTGGGCTGTGGCTGACTCTTGCCGGCCACGTATCCGCCGGCGAGGCCCGCTGCTCCGGCAGCACCCACCGCGGTTGCAACCGGGTTACGAGCAACGACTTTGCCAGCGCCCATCATGGCGCGGCCTACAAGCTGCTTCGCTTTGCCTCCGCCCATCATACCGACGCCGGCGCGCCTGACGGCGGTACCTGCACCACCTACGACGCTGGCTATGCTGGCCTGCTTCTCAAATCCTGCCCAGAAAGTTTTCATTTGCTGCCCTTCGTGAAGCTTCGAATATCTTTTACGGATTTCCAGGAACTATGGGGTTCTTTGAGAAGGCTGCGGACTGGCTGCTCTAACATCCGGTCAGTGCCGACCAAAACTCCGAGTCTATTAGCCTCTTCTTTCATGGCCTTGTTAGATCGTATGAATTTTTTAACATCCACACCGCCGCTACGAAGCATTCTGGCGTACTCACCGGGCGCGCTCTTGTTAGTACGCAAACCACGGGACGCCATTGCCCTGGTAGCCAGGCCAACAGATACTGCGGTTTTCTCAAACCCGGCCCAGAATTTTTCCACAACTACACCATTACCTTGATAGGAACGATTCGGTCGTACTGCATGGAAACACCTTCCATGACCAAAACGGAACCGCTCGAGATGGACATCTGATGCCCCTGAACGTAGCAGAACTCCAAGTACAAGGCACCAACGCTGGTGGCGTTCTGGTCCTTGAAGTAGATAGCCATGCCAGTGGGCTGGTTGAAGAGGTCCGACGCCAATTCGACGAAGAAGTAATCTTCGCCAGGTGTCCGGCGAAGGGCGTGGAGCGCCGACTCCTCAACCACATCGAGCAACACTGCCGCCGGATCCGGAACCTCGATGCCGTCGACAACGATGGTCGACCCTTGAGGAGCGGTCCCGAAGACGATGTTGTTTCTCGTGCTGCGGTAGTAAGCGTAGAGCACCCGCAGAAGACTGGGCCCGAAGTAGAAGGTGCGCCCGATCGACAGCGAACCAATCACGCGGCCGGGGATGAAGTAAGACCGGTTCGACCCGATCTCAAAGATCCTCTGCAGCTGCTTGGACTGCTGGAGTCCCACGGACTCGAGAAGACCGATGGGGTAGATACCCCCGGTAGTCCCGCCTCCGGAGGTCTGACTGATCTGGGGCGGCCCGGCCGCTACCAGGGTCGACTCCGCACTTACAAACTGCCCACCGACCAGATCGCTCTGGATGTGGTAGTTGTAAAAGTCCCAGTTTGAAAAAGAATTGGTTGCTGGCATTTAGCTCTCCTTAAACTTGGACCGTGATAATGAGGTTGTTCAACGGGATCGGGATATCCAACCGGAAGGTCATCAAGATGGTGTCGATGTTGGCCGGGTCCTCAATCAACGACGCCAACTGACCGCCCCTGATGACGCCGCCAATCTTAGGCAGCCTGGTGGAGTCCTTCAGGAAGCTGAGGGCAGCCTTCGCGGTCCCGCGAAGCTCATCCTTGGCAGCGTCCGTGATGTTGTAGACCCCGATGAACGGTGCGTACGTCCGTCGCAAGAACTTGGAAATGAAATCCACGTTCTTGGTAACGCTGTACTCTTGGAACTTGATCGCAGAGCGGTCGGTCGTCAGCTGATGCCGGATGAAGAGCGGCGACTGATCCCCCTCCTGGGCCAAGATCATGGTACCGCCGTCCGCGATGGTATCGAGCTGCGCGTCCGTGAAGTACTTGGTGCTGTGCTGCAGCCCCAAAAACCCGCTGATGGAAAGGTTCGTGAACCCCTGCTGAGTGGGCAGGCCAGTAGTGATGGCCCCGATCGCGCAACCGCCGTAGAACCCGGGCACATCCTCCAGAGTCTGCCCAACGGGCGCGCTCAGAGTGTCTGGCCAAACGTTGACCACCCGACGAGAGGCGAGTGCCGCCGAGTACCCGCTGATGAAGGCGGCTTGCTCGGTCTTGCTCAGGTTCCTGACGACCGAGTACTCGACCGCGGTTTCCAGCGTCACCACTCCGGGGACCTGGGCCACTTCCAGCTCGGTCTCGCTCGTAACCGACGCAATGGTCTGGTCACCGGCGAAGGTGCCAGAGGCGATGCGAACGATCATGCCAGCCGAGACGCCGCTGCTGATGAAGGTAGCCTCACGGTCGTAGAAGGTGGTCCCGTTGAAGCTGAGACCGTCCCTGCGGACGATGTAGTACTGAAGGTCCGTCGAGTTGCCACCAACGACAACGTTGCCCGAGAGCGTGATCTGGTTCGAGCTCTGCTTGCTGACCACCGTGTAGGTGCCCGGTACCGAATTGGTTCCACCGACGATAACGACGGAGTCGCCCGGCTGCACATTCAAGAAGGCATCCGGGGTCGCGTCGTTCAAGATCGTGGGGAAGGCAACGAGCGCGTCGCCGTCCAGCTGCGTGTTGACGATGATCCTGGCGCCACTGGTAGCGACGGACGTGGTCGAAGTCGGCACCAGCGTCTCTTCCAGCTTGATCGTCCTGTTGACGATGACCACGCGCTCTTTCTGAAGAGCAGACTGACCTTCCACATGAGTCTTGTAGATTTGGTGGATGGCCGGATTCTGCGTCAGCAGAACGATGGCGTACATTTCGGTCATGCCCAGTACGTCGGCCGCGTTCAGAAAGGACAGGCTCTCGTCAGTGACGGCCAGGCCGTCCAGGCCGAGTCCGTTGACCGGCGTGACCGTGTTCTGAAGCATGAGCGACAGCGCGTAGGCCAGCGGGTTCTGAGGGGTGATCTGAGTCACGCCAAAGTCGGCCTGGAGATCCGCGAGCTTCGCGTATTCCAGTACGGTCGCGGCCTTGTCGTTCCGGAGAGCGCGGTAATTCGCGTACACATCAGCGGAAAGAATGGGGCCCGCGGCAACGCTCAGGGCCGCCGGCAAGGAGATGCTGGCTGCGATCGGGGTGAACCCAGTCAGCGGATCCCGGTCGACGACAATCAAGGCCACTTCCCGGTTGACTGAGTAGGTCAGCGGGTATTCGGCCTGGGCCAGAGCGCCTTCAAGGACCAAAGTGTTGGGGTCGGTCTTGCTCCGCACACGGTACGAGCCCTCGGTAACCACACCCCGGTCGCCCGCGATGGAGTAGGCCGTGTCCGTGCTCGCGCCGCCGCCGGTGTTGACGCTGCTATCGAGCTTCAGCGAGTTGCCGGCCGTGTTCACCAATACGGTGAACACTCCGGGGACGGCGTTGGTGCCGGCCGTGACCGTGACAATATCGCCGGCCAGAACGTCGGCGAATTGGCCAGGGGTGCCGGCGGTCAAAACCGTGGGCGTAGCCGCGGCACTCACACCGTCCGTCTGCGGGGCAATGATCTCCACTCCCAAAGAGGGGATGATGACGACCAGGTCACCAGCCAGGACGTCAGCGAACTGCCCAACGGACACATCCGAAAAGGACGTGCCCACGCCACGTCCGGTCGTCTGCGAGGTCAGCACTTCTACGACCGCGTTTTTCAAAGTAACTTCAATGGGCTTCTTCGTGGCGGGGTAGAGCTCTTCCGGATCTTCCTCCTCGAGGTCGACCGCGGCCCCGGCCATCTTACTGGCGTAGGGGTAGGCTTGAAGGTTGCCGACGTAAGTACCGAGGAGGTCATTGTCGACCAGCTGGTAGGTAGCTCCAACCGCCACCGATGGAAGGGAGAACGGCGCCAGTGCCGGCACCAGTCCTAGAAATTCTTGGATAACCGTAACTGCTGGTTTGCGATAAGCCATAGTCTCTCCTTAAGGATTCGTTAGTATCTCGATGATGATTTTCTCCAATCGTCTGCCGGCGTCGTCTTTCAGTGTCCACCTGTCTTGGATCTGTGCTGTGACGAACACCGGAACGATGTAGAGATCGTCATTATCTCCTTCTTGCACCACTAACGATTCACCGCCGATATTGAGGCTTTTGATGGTAAAAAAACCATACTTCTGAAGAACGGGCCTGAAAAACTTAAAGCTGTTGAACACCAGGTGTGCCAACTGCTCTGCCTCTGTTCCTTCACGACTCAAACATGAAAAAGCCACTGAACCGGTCAGTAAATCGCTAAACGTTGTGTTCCCCGTTGTGCGGCTCTGCTGCTCGAAAGCGTTTCCACCAAGCCCAAGCCCGTGCCAGCTGAGTGGTCCACGCACACCCACAATAGCGGGACGGACGTGGATTGCTTCTAAGTTAACCGTGTGTTGATCAGATATCTGGATCTCAGTCTGTGTGTCTTCCGGGGAGTAATGATAGCTGCCGGGGGCTCGTTGGGAAAATAGAATCTGTAGAAATTCTATCGTGGTGCGCTTTAGAAAGATAGCGACATTGGGGATCTCAAGGGAGTCCGCAATGCTTCTCTTTCGAAGGGCGCCAGTCCCAGTGGCTTTCTCGACTATCAATGCCGACCCTTTCTCTTGAGATTATCATGGGTTTGGACATGCAGCCTATCCAAAGTTTCCGTGATATGGCGGAACGCCTCCTTGATGGTCTTGAAGCGCTGTTGCCCCGGTAGCTTGATCTGCACTGGCTTCTTCATACTACCATTTTTGCAACGCCCATTCCGCCCTGCCGTGGCTGGCGCGGAGCTTTGCCAAGCCCTCCCAGTGTGGGCGCAGGGGCCAGCGTTTTATCCGCAGCCATCGGCTTAGGTGTAGGCAAAGGATTGGGTTTGAAGGCGGCGGCCGTCGCCACACCCGTCTTAGGGCTCAGCCCCTTGAGGCTCCCACCAGTGGTGTGCGACATCGCCTTCTCACCGAGAGCTACCCGGTACGCCGCCTTCTTACGGAAGCCGCCCCAGAAGTACCCGTCGCTGACTTTGCCAACGTAGGTGTCTCCCTGGGCGGTCTCTTGGACCGGTTCAAGTTCAGCAGTCAAAGATGGCTCGGCGCGTTTGTGCATCAGAACTCCGGTACGGCTTCTCTGTCTTCCAGCTCTTTGAGCAGGCGCAGACGAGCCTCGTCAGGCACTTCGATTTTGTATTCTATGTCAGACCTGTTGACCTCGTCGAGCCGGCATACCTGAAGAATGGTGGTGCGGTTCTTCTCCGTGTTACGAACGTTGGCCACCTTCCAATAACGGTTCTGCTTCAGCTCAACGATGAGGTCCCCTACGGCCAGTAGTGGGTAGTTGGTGAATTGTATATCAGTTTGACTGGGCTGGCGCGCTCCCCACTCCGCTATTTGCACCTGCTTAGGATCCGGGTTGAAGTCCATCCAGGACTCCATGAAGGGATAATACCCGCCAAGAAAACCAGTGCCATAGCACGTCGTACAGTTGCTCTTGGTCACGCGCTTGAGAACCGGGTCAAAGCAGTCCTTGCAAGCCGTACCCTCCATCATGTGCTTGAAGATGAGCGCGGGCGAGCCGTACACGTACCTGTGGGCGAAGAGGTGCTCCTCGACAATGTAGAGTGCGACCAGATCGGGTCGCCCCTCGAGGGGGAGCGTCTCTGACAGAAACGTCTGCGTGGGTACGTCGGCGATAGTTTCGACGGCACGGACGCGGTAGTAGTAGACCTTCTCAACGTTCTTGAGCTTGGCCGTGTAGTCGACAAACTCTCGCAGTGCTGTGGCCGGGATAGCGTGGCTGATGGGGACCAGGGCGCTCGGGCTCTCACCGCGGTCTACGACGAACGTAAGGTTACTGAGGTCTTGCGCGGTTGGCGCCAGGTCCCACTTCACCAGGACGCGGGAAATATGCTCAATAGACAAGACGGCTGTGCGCAGCTTACTGACTTTGATATTTTTTAGAGCGGAGGCGCTCACCAGCGGTTGCCTTTCACGTTGTTGTCTTTAGGCGTGAGATATTGAAAATTGTTCGGTACGTGTAGTCCGCTGACGATTTTTCCTCTGAGCGGTATCTGGTGGTCAACCACCTTATCGACCGGGCACTCTTTGTAAAATTTCTTTATGGCTTCCATGTTGGCCCACTCTGGGGTGCGTTGTATCCTTAAAGCACGATTTCTTGCAGACGCTGCCCTGTTGAACCACGGGTTCTTTTTGACATAGTCAGCTCTATATTGCTGCAGCCTTTCTTTGTTTTTGGCGTACCAATCTCTTTTGTAAGCCAGCACTTTCTCTCGGTTATTTGCTCGGTATTGTCTCGCTTCTAGAGCGCGCTCTTTTTTCTTACCGCGCCTGTACTCGTTGTGCCAGGTTCGCCACTTTTCACTTTTTCCGTATTCCTTTGCGCGTGCTTTTATTTTTTCCGGATTGCGGGCAGCACAGCGCTTCATCACTGCCCTCTTTTCTAGCAAAACCTTCTCACACACAACACAGCACGGGAGTTTTGGTCCGGATCGAGGGTGATAGTAGGTCTTGGTCAGTGGTCTACTTTTTTCGCATCTTGGACAAATAGTTCTTGACAAATGGCTTACCACGAATATCCGATACGATCATATTCTGACGCAACGCCTCCACCGCCCCAGCCACCAGTAATGTTCTGAAAAACTTTGAGGTTCCTTTTTTTCCCCTCAAATTCCTGCGCGAAATTAGTGAGCCACGACATGTAGTAGTTGCTCTTGTTTGACCTGATGAAGCTCGACCCGCCCGTGTTGTAATTGAGCTCGTTGCGGGCCTGGCGCAGTCCCTGGCTCTTCAGCACCTGGATAGCTGCCGCGTGCATCAAAAGATAGAGGCTGGGGAAGTTTCCGATGTGGGTGTTCCCTATGACTGGCGCGGTCGTATTCCAGTCATCGATCGCCATATCGAGGGCAAACGAAATCAGGTCGTCGTCAGACTCCTCGGTGCGGATCAGTCGATTGAAAGCGGGCGTGTCTAGTAGGAAAAGCCTAAGATACTTCTTCGCCTTCTCCCACCGACGCTTGGACTCCGGTGTTTGCGGCGTTGCCATTGCGAGCTCTCCTCTTTCTCTTTCCGGCGGCGCCGGCCGTGACTAAGAAGTTCGGGTCACCGTCCGGGTTGACCGCGCCTTCGTACTCGGCCCCGCCCTTGCTTTCGTGTGTATCGAGCCCCATCTGAACGGCTGACGCTCGCTTGGCTGTCTTGGCCGGAGCAGCCTTGGGTCGAACCGGGTACGCGTGTTCTTCCAAAACTTCGGTGACGTCACCGATCTTTTCAATCTTGATGTAACCACCACGAGCGAGCCCCATCAGCCCACCGTCAACCTTGTTGACGAACTTGGGGCTGCCAACCGGGAAAGATATCATCCGGTCTTGCTCGTCTCTCCACTGAACGAAGTGGCCGACTCTTTCGATGGTGGTGCGTGTGTCTTTGCCAGATGGCCCAACTCGGGGAGGCTTAACGGTGGTATTCGTGATCCTGTACTTTTCCATGTGTGTTCTCCTTTTTGGGACGGTCGGGGCAGGTATATCTCATACCTGCCCCGACGTCATCCGCTTATCAGACCGGGATCGGGCTCGGGACGTCAAGTTCGATCTTGGCGATCGACTTGATGTTTCCGAAGCCTTCGGCGACGTACTCCCACGTCTTCCAGATCACAAGGTCCGCTTCCTTCTTGATCCAGAACTTTACGTCGTTCAGGATGAAGAAGTTACCCAAGTAAGCAGGATCCGTGAAGGCCCAGACGAATCCGGGTTTCACGATATCGTGCTTGTTGGTGACCACGAGCTTGCGCTTCATGATCGTCGGGTACTTGTAACCGTTGACGGTGATTTCGCTGGCCAATGGCGAACCGACTTCAGTAGCCGGCTGGACCATGTAGTCGTCGAAGTCGACGGTGTTCATGAGCACGGTCGCGGCGGTCAGCTGATCGAAATCGATCATCTTGAAAAGAGAGTTCAGCTCTTTTCTGTCCGCAGCGGTCGCCGGAGAAACAATGCGCTTCCCCGTGATGGTGATCGCAGACTCAGCGTACTCGATGAACTTTTCGTCCTCGGTACGTTGGATGTCCTTGATGCTGTTCTCCTCGATTACCTTCGTGATGGGGTAATCGTAGGCCAGGAGTTCGCCTTCGCTCTTCACAAACTTCTCAGATTCGATCTTAAAGAAGGGAAGTGCGTAGCGTTTTCCTTGGATGTAACGTTCGTCGGACTCGCCGGCGAAATTCACAGCCATTGCCTTGGAGTCGTGCTCGATATCCACGATCTTGATCAACGTGTCGTGATCAGTGGACCGAGTGGTATCGGCACGGGTTACCGATTCCGGTGGCAACACTCGGCGACCAAATCCGATTTCACGGATTTTGGAACGCACGAACGCGGCTCCGGCGGCGGCGGTTTTTTGGATTCCTTCGGTCGTGTCCAACCTCTCAATAAAGAGGTTATTGAACGTGACTGCGTCTAGTTCGTTCATATTTCCTCCTTAGGGAAGTTGAAAGGGCACAGGAACGATGGTGTACACCAAGTACCCATCGCCGACTTCGTCGACCATGGCCAACACATAGTCGCCGCTCGCGGCGAGTCTGAGTTCGGCCTTGCCCGACCCCTGGTCGTCGACCGTCAAGTACGAGCCGGCGACGTAAACGTCGGTGGACAGGTACTTGTTGGTCTTGCAGACAAGGGCCGACCCCTGCATCAGGGTAACCTGACCAGTGGCGCGGGCGTCGAACCGATCCGTGCCGCAAAAGCACAGAAAGGTATTCGGCACCGAGGACGCGCCAGGGCGCGCAACGGTACCGTCAGTTTGAAGGACTCCCCACTCTCCAGCGACGAGGGCCAACGCTGCGGCCGACTTGTGATCGACTCTGTGGGCTTTTTCCATCCCACGGAGCACGGACAAGGACAGGCTTTCAGTCGTCAGGTCTTCGCCAACCGGAACCGTGCGGATATCCGATACAGAAACAGGCATCTGATCCTCCGGGTTACAGTTTTGAAGTGAGGCACAGCCTCACTCCATGATCGCTGCCTGAAATTGCTCTGTGGCGTCTGGGCTGGCGGAGAGATCAGTTCGATCAAGTTCGCCAAGCTTCATATTGCCACCGGTCAGTTCCAGGGCTTTCTCGACTATGACTAGGTCTTGTGTAAGTAGAGAGGCGACTTTTTCTTGAAGCTCCCTGTATGAGCGCGGGACGTCCCCAAAGCCAAGCTCTGCCTGCTTGAAAATCAAGCGCAGTGCATGGGCACGCTTTACATGCTCCTTGTTCTCACTATGGAGTTGGAGCATTTTCTCAGCGGCTAATTTTCTCAGGTTGTTGTCCACTGTGTTTAACTTTTCGGATTTGCTTATCTAATACTACCCCAACTACGATGGGTGCCGCAATGCCCATAGCCTTGTTTGCCGGCGCCAGTACCGATGTCCTGCGGACTTCCTTGTGCATCCCTTTTCCGACTGGTACCAGATCCTTCTGCACGAAAAGATCCTTACCAAAACCTTTGGGCAGATGCTTGGTCACAGCATGACCTGCTCTCCCCACCAATGTATCCGCCTTCAACCCGGCTTGGTTCACATTACGAAGGGCGCGGTTCACTTTGCCTTTTCCAAACAGCTTCCTGGCCACTGCTGACACTGGAATCTCAAACAGGGAACCTCCGAGTCCCCCCGCGGATCCGCCACTGCGTCGGTACCCAGCCCGCACCCTCTTCTCCATGGAGCTGAGACCAGAGTGGACACGGGAGAGCTTGGAGGCGCTCTTGTAAAACCCCTGCAAGAAGGCTTCCTTGATCATTCACTGGCGCTCGCGTAGGACTCGAGGGCCTTGTTCACGTCCTCTACGGCTGACTGGTAGCCCTTCTTCTTGCCGGCGTGCGCGCCGACTGCGCCGGACGCCCCCAGCGCCGCCGCCCCACCCAAAATCTTCAGGTATTTCGGAGACAGCTTCATACCCTTCTTCTCGATGAAGGCGTCGATCTGCTCCGCGGTGTGACCAGCTTCCGCGGCCTTTTTCTCGAACTCGACCAATTTATTGATCTCGCCGAGCTTCTCCATCGTTTCAATGATGGCGATAGCATGGGCCACCTTCTCAAAAAGCGTCTCTTCGATGGCGACTGGTGCGGCCTGCTTGACCTCTCCGTCCTTGGCCAGCAGGTCGGCGAGCTTCGTTACTTCGTCATCTGGCTGAGGAGCCAAGGTTACGACAGCGGCCGCTCGCTTCTTGATCAGAGCGTCCGCGTCTCTAAAAAGCTGGTCGAGTGAACTCATAAGCAGCCCCTTGAAAAATGGGGCAGGGGAGTTACCCCTGCCCCATTGAACCGTTAGTCCTTTTTCTTCAGAGCGCGGTGAGCGCCAGCGGCCGCTGCCGCCGCACCGGCGCCGTAAACACCGGGATGGTGGAGAGCCTTCAGGCCGTGCTTGGTCCGCTCCATCTTCGAGAGCGACTTGTCGCCAACGCTCTTGACATGCGCCATGGAGGCCTGGTGCATGGCTTTGCCCTTCTCGACCGCTTTGCCGGCGCCGGCCTTCGCTTTGCTGGCGAGGTCCTTCGCTTTGGCCGCGAAGCTGGAGAACGCGCCTTTGAGCTTGCCCGCGTCCATCCCAAGCTTCTCTTCGAGAGCGGGATAGAAGTAGTGAAGCTCGTCCTGATGGCGCTCTTGTCCGAGCTTCTTCAGGCCGTCGACATAGCCACGAGCGATGAAAGCGCCGCGAGCGGCCGCTTCCTTCTTGTGGTCTTCGTCGAGTTCCGGCTTCTCTTTCTTCTCTTCCTCTTCCTCTTCCTCGGCCGACTTGTCGAGTTCGTCGGCTGCGCCCGACGCCATTTTCTCGAAGCCGACAGCGTAGAGCTCGTTGGCCCGGCCGACTTCCGCAGACGCTTCCTTTTCAAGTTCCTCGGGGAACTTGGTGTTCAAGAGCGCCTGGTCTTCTTTACTGAGTGCTTCAAATTTCATCTTCGCCCCCTTATTTCTCGAGCTGCGCCAAAAGCAGGTGCTTTCGGACCGCGGCATGTTTGAGTTCGCCCATGGGTCCCTTTTTCTGCTCGTAGTCACCGACGCCGCCTTCGGGCGAGGTGTCCTTCACAGAATCTTCGACCTTGGGATCCGTGTCGATGGCCTGGTCTTCAGAGTGCTCGTTGTTGGCGAGCGCTTGAGCAGGGGCCGGGGACTCCCCAGCCTTCTCAAGCGTCTCGGCAACAGCCTGGGCCATCTTGGTGATGTGCCCATCAACACACTGCTGGAAGTAGTCATAAGCCACTTCCCCCATGGCCTCTTCGACAGCCGCGGTTTTCTCTTCCTCGGCCACCTTTTCCTGTCCCTGCTGGCCGCCGACGATGTCCGCGTCCCCAGGAAACAGATCTCCGTACAAGTTTTCGAGTGACATTCCTGCCTCCTTTTTTAGTGTCGTCTCTTCCTGTGACGAGGTCTCATCTGGTTCTTCGACCAGCCCGATTTCCATCGCCAATTTCTCAATGTCGTCAGTCTCGGCGGCATTGTCCTTCTCAGAAGCCGTTTTTTCCGTGGTTTGCTGGTCGGAACCAAGACCAAGATCGTTCTCCAGTATATCCTGAAGCGTTGGCATTTTTAAATCCTCCCGGTATTTGTTATTGTATTCCGCTCATTTTTCTTTGACAAAATCTTTCTAGATCCCATCAAAATCAAATGGTCGGCGACGCCTCCTGCGATCCTGCTAGAAAGATTGGCCGGCCCGTAAGCCAAGGGCCAGATCAACCCGCTAGATATCAGGTCGGCGGATACAGCGTTCTTTTCTAAGATTGCGGCCGTCTTTCCAAGGAGAACCTTGGCAGCCTGACCCACTCTTTTAGAAATCCCATGTGTGCCCCCGCCCTTCAAGGCGAGAAAGGCATCCAGTGCAACAGCTCCGCCTACAAGGTCAGGATACTGGCGAAAAAATCTGTGCACGCGGCCCTCTTGATCGTATGGGTTCGCGTTTCTGTGCTTCTGAAGAAGACCGGAGGCCATATAGGCAGCAGGTACTCCAAGAAACAATCTTTTGGCTGAGGGTCCGATGATGCTGCTCACTTTCAAAAACGGCTGCTGACGACGTTCCTCAATACGACGACCGAGATCGTTCATGTCAGGGTTTTCTGGAGTGCCGTACGCGTCATACTGCCCTCTAACGTTCGTGCCCGCAACTTGATTGAAGATAGCTGGTACCGAGGCAGCCAATGCCATGGCCAGCCCGGGGTGCTTAGCGATCAAGCCGTCTATCTTGCCCACGGCCTCACCGGGTGCGCGTTTGCCCAGCACTGCATACATCCCAGCCAGCAGGGCCATAATTGGGATAATGCCGAAAGGTTTCCGCTCGCCGTCTCCTGCCCACTTGACGAAGGTGGGCACCGTCTCCGGAGCAGCCGTTTTGGACAGCAGCAGAACCCGACGGACCAAGTGTGGTATGGCGTAGCTGCGGTCGGGGACATGCGGAGACAGCATACCCATGATCTGAGGAGAGAAATCGTCGCCGCTAATGCGCAGCAGCTTCTCATGGGCGGCGGCCGGCGCCGCCGTCATCATCGGGTCAAAGCAGGTATTGCGGGAGTCCAGGTCATTGGCCATGTCTCGCTTGCCGATCGAGATCAACACGATGCGCTGAAACTCCTGCGGCTTGGGCAAGATGCCCAGCATTGCCATAGTCGAGAATACCTTCGACAAAGGATGCTGGCCTAACCCGTCGAGGAGCGGCTGCGGCAACACCGGCTCCTGCGCCTTCACTTCCGGAATGGAGTCGACCAGGTCCTGCGACCCGGGAGGAGTCTCCGCCGGCACTTCTTTTTCGATCTCGGCCTCTTTGTTGGCGTCGGCCATCTTCTCAGCGAGAAGAGCTGAGCCGACAACTTGCCCGCCGGCAGACGCCACCTTCTTCAAAGTCTTGGCAATGCGATCAGCACCGATCAGGACCAGGCTGATGTCGAAAAACTTGGGCATCGTATTGATGGCGTAAACTTTTTTCCCTGTTTCTGGATGGATACGCCCCATGTAGTACTTGAGGCATTCGCAGTACTGAATCCGGTTGGGCGCCTTGTTGCCGCAGTTGGAACACAGATCGAACGGCACTCGAGTACCCATGCTCCAGTCTGGGTAATCGCCGGAGTCTATGCGTTGGGCGATATCTGGTGCCTTTTCATTGTCCAATACGACGATAAGCTCCACGCGGCGGTACTTGGTGTTGTAAACTGACAAAGCTACATCTCCGTAGCTAGCCAGCGGATCCTTGTTAATGTGGTGTTTGTATATCTTGGCGTGATGCTTGAAAGTCTGATGTCCGTAGTCAGCCCCATCATGCGCAAGAGCCGCCTCTGGGAAAAAATCGCCATTTTGGTTATCGCCCCAGATCTCGCCAGCGCCCAACGCCGTCAAAAGAATCTGGGTCTTCCCCGGTATCCGTCTGGCCGAGTTGATGTAGTTGGATATCTCCGGGTGGTACTCAGCGGCAGTCTTCACCAGATGCGCGTGCTCATGGTCAATGACGTAGGTGAATATCCCACGCTCTGACTTGCCTTGAAATAGAAGTAGCTTGTCCATTAGCGGTAGTGCACCTTGCCACCGGGGTCTTCGAACTCTTCCTTGCCCTCTACGCCAAAATCAAACCCAGCCTCTTCCATTGATCTCTGCACTATCTTAGAGGTGCCGAGGCCGGCGCCCGCAGCCAAGAACCCCGACCTAAACGGCCCGTCCTTTTGATTCTTGCTGATGTTGTTTTGAATCTCGGCCAGGTCTTTGATGTCGCTGATGTTCATCCCCTGGTCGTAGGCCACGATCTTGGTCATGAATGCGCGCGCGGCCTGCGGCTCGAGAGCGACGTGCGGGGCGAAATGGGCGAGGGCGCTGAAAGCCTGGCGCGCCTTTTCCTTGTTGGCGTGGAGCGGCTCCTTGTCCTTGTCGCTCAAGGACATGGCCTTGCTAAAGGCAGCCTCGAGGTTCTTCTCAAGCGACTTTTGGTCATGTTTTCTCAGGGCGACGTTTGCAGCGCCGGCCGCAGCGCCCACCACCAGCGGGATAGAAGCGTACATGCCCACATGCTGGGCATAGCGACCAAGGCGGCCCAAGAACGGCATTGACCCACGAACCTTTGTCATCTTTGAAAAGTCGGTGGCGGCAGTCTTGAGTAGGTAGATATCGGCCAGCATTTCGCCCATCTTTTCCTGACTGATAGAGGCGGCCTTCTGCTGAAACTTGTCGGTCTGCAAAGCGTTCGGAAAATATTGAGCCTGAAGCAACGCCAGCGCCTGTACGTCGCTGTCGCTCAGCCCCTCGTTGAGCTTTGATTTGACCACGCGCTTGGCCAGTGGCGTGTTCATGGCAACGTGTGGGGCGTAGAGAGCGATCTCGTCGAATCGGGCCTGCGCCTTATCCTCAGACCCCTGGAACTCGGGGTCGCTCGCGATCGCGCTTCTTGAGGCAACGATCTTGGCCATGCCCTGTTGCAGGTGCTTCTTCTCGCCCAGGTGCCGCCCGACCATGCTGGCGACTGCTCCGGTGCCGACCATCACCCCCATGTTGAGAGCGCGCTCAAAGAGTTCGCGTGCCTGACTGCCCACTGCCCCTTCTTTGACGGTTTGGTTCACATCCGCGTAGATGCTGTCCAGAACCGCCGGCCTAATGAGTCCCTGTTCGGCGAGCTTATCGAGCCAGGCGTATTTCATACCGTCCCCACATTAACGCTGTGAATTATTGGAGCGACGCCCTTGGGCGTCAGAGGGATACCGCGGCGGACGCCGCCAATGACATCGGCCGCGCCCAGGCCTACCCCGAGGGTGGTGCCCAGGTTCCTACCCATGGCCTTAACGGACTTGAGACCGAACTTGCCCGCTCCAGCGGCCAGCGCACCAACCAGAGCAGTCTTGACGATGCTCTCATGACGGGACCCGGCTAAAGTGAATAGTTTCATCATGTTACAAGGCTCTGATTTTCTGCTTCAGGATGCGGGCCTTATCTTGGGTCAGCAGGGCATCGTTCTCGTAACGCAGTAGGTCAGCTTCGTGGTCGCCGATGGTTTTCAAGGTGATGTACAGGGGGTGGTCGCCGTTGATGACGTTGGCGGGGAGGTTCTGGCTGATCATCTCCACCGGGGCCTTGCAGTCGCCTTCCTTGGTGAGGTACGCGATCGCGGCCTGTGCCGGCTTGGGCTCGAGCTTCCCTTCCTTCATGAGAATGAAGGCGAGCTTGGCCAAGAGCTTGCGGCCGACCGGGAACCCGGCGCATTTTACGAAGTGGTCGAAATGGCCAAGGGACTTCATCCGCGCAGCCGACCCAGACTCATCCAAAAGGTGTTGTCTGGCCTCTTTGATGAAGGCGCGGGAAGCGTCCTCGGCCGCAGTCTTGGTAACGTAAATCTTGTCCTGGAGCTTTTGCTCGAGCAACCCAGACCGGTCGCTGGCGTACTTGAGGCGGTGCTTGACCTCGGCTGTCTTGTCCATGACCTCGGGCTGGATACCGAACATCTCATAGGGAGAGGGGCCCGTGTCGGGGACCTTCGGAGCCACGAATGCGCCGGCAACCTTCACCTCTCCGCCGTCGAGCTGCAACTCCTTGAGGGCTGCTTTGGCGTCGGCGTGGGGAAATTCCGCGGCGAAGTACTTCTCTTTTTCGTTCGCGTATTTGTGGTGGTGGATGAGCTTGTTGGCTTCGGCCGCGAGGGTGGCCACTTGATGGGGCGTGAGTTCCTCGGACTTGGCTATCTTGACCAGCGTTCCCGTGGGCAGGGCCCCAGCATTGAAGAACGAGTTCGCGATCTCGCCGGCCCACTCCCGATAGTGGTCCATGGAATATTTTGACTCGGATAGCGTACTCGAATCAAAAAACATACGGCTCCTTGGATTAGGGTGCTCGCTAAAGTATAGCCTGACCTAGTGTGGCGGGCCAGCATCAAATACTAGAGCTTCTTCAGTTCTTCGGCAACGCTAAGTTCCTGGCGTTTGCCATCTATGATGACAAGGCCAAGCTCACTGGCGAAGTCCTGGAAGTGGCGGGTACCCTCCGGCTGGCGGGAGTAGATGTCTTTGGCGAGTGCCAGTAGTGCCAGCCAGGAGATATTGGTCTGGTCTCCTACCTGCACCAGGACCCCCAGCATTCCTAGCCGGGGATCCTTGACGTCGTTCAGCTGTTCAGCGCTGACAACACGGTACGGATAGTACCGATCCCCGTAACGAACGGACAGTTTCTTGGGGATCGGTCCCCCGTCAGGTCCTACAAGTTCAAGGTTGCTCAAAACGTTTCACCAGATTGTTGGCCCACGCAATCGCCGTCCGCCTGGCCCACACGATGGCGTAGGTGCAGATGATCTGCTCCAACGTTGTCACGGTCTCGGGTTTGGATACGGCTTCCAGCTGGCTGCGAAGACCCGGGTTAAAGATTGCGTACTGTGGCTTCAAGGGAATCACGTTATTAATTTGTTCCATGTGTCCTCCGAGACCAAACGCTAGTAGAGAGATATACAGCAGTCAACATGGTATAAGCCCATCGGGAGGAAATTACTTGTGAGCTTCCTTAAAAGATGGCTCTGCTTTCTTAAATACAGAAGAGGGGCCACGTTTATTTTTCGCAACAAACACATGAGCAGATATACAGGCCAGATTGTGCGCGTTGCTAAAAATTACGGCCCAGGAACAGAGGAGTGCGCGGTAGTCTTCTCTGACGGGCACAGAATGATCGCTTACTACGGAGAATTGAATGATTAAGTCACTTGTGAAAGGCGACGTAGCAGATATACACGCACTCGTTGAGAAGATGGTGGTCAGCACGGCCAAGAACGGAAAGCCGTACGCCACTCTGACCCTCAGAGATAAGTCCGGAGCTATCCAGGCCAAGATTTGGAACTTCGACGTGGACAGGTACCCGAACGTAAAGGAGGGGGCAGTCCTTCAAGTAGTAGGGCCGGTGGACGAGTACAACGGCGCCCCGCAAATGATCGTCAACGATGCCTACGCCAGCACCGAGCCGTACGGGAACTACGTCAATAGCACTCGGTTCAACATCGAGCAAATGTGGACTGAGCTGGTCGCACTGGTAGACACCTTTACGGAGCCGCTAACCAAGTACGTGACCGAAGAGATCCTTCTGAAGCACGCCGACTTCATCGAGCTGTTCAAGAAGGCGCCGGCGGCAAAGACCATCCACAACAACTGGCATGGCGGACTCATTGAACACGTGCACTCTCTGTGCACCATCGCTGAGCCGGTCATTAAGCACTACCAGAAGAGGTATGGCGTCGCGTTCAGCAGAGACAAAGTTCTCTTCGGTCTGATGCTACATGACGCCGCCAAAGTCATCGAGTACGACTTTTCAAAGCCGACGATTGGCTACAGCGCTCTTGGGCAGTTCACTCCGCACATTGTGATTGGACCAGCCTGGGTGTACGAAAAAGCAAACAAGTGCCCAGCACCGCCAGAGAACTTCAAGGTGGAGCGCGCCCATCTCATGCATATCCTGGCCGCACACCACGGGCAGGTAGCGTGGGGGTCTCCGGTGGTGCCCGCGTCCCTAGAGGCCATCCTTGTTCATCAACTGGATTACCTCGACGCTAAGATGCTGCACGCCATTGACTTGATCGAGGGAAAGACTGGGCCCGTAGCCGGGTTCAGCGAACGTTCCTACTTTGAGAAGGCTTCGTTCTATCAGTACGGGAGGTAAGATGGGTAAACCAGAAAAGCCGTACGGCAGTAACAGAGGACACCTCGGTGCTCCAGTGAGGAGGTGCGGACTAGAGCCGTGGAAACCACAGGGCAAGCTCGCCACCACTCCAGAAGAACTGACCTGCCCCAAGTGCATAAAAATAGCTCATGATGAGGGAATATGGACGATAGAGAGATCACCGAAAAGTTCAAGCATCTGGATTCCAAACCTCCGGAGGGGACGACACCGCCAGCAAGCGTGATGACGCTGGAAGCGGTGGTGGAGAACAACCCGCAGCCGTTGCGCAAGCTGCGCCCCTACTACGAGGCGAGCAAGAATGTACCAGCCCTGCTACCGCCAGAGGCTCAGGTCGTGCTTCACGCGCTGCTGAGTTGCTTTGAGAAACAAAAGGACGTGCAAGAGGGGCTCATCGGCGACATGGTCTGGGGGCTTGAGCAGGCCGGCATTCCCAAGGAGGCTTCTATCATAGGGCTTGATCGTCTGGCTGTCGCCGGCTACGTGAAGTTCCAGGCGCCCGACAACACGTTCATCGACTTCTCTTCGGATGCGATCGGTAAAGCCTGGATCAGATATCAGCCAAAGCTACTTGACATGGTCTACGAGGTGTGAGGTGGCCTATATCTTCAGTTCTCTTCGTCAGCTGCTAGAAAAAAGAGGTAAAGGATTTTTTGCGTTGAATCATAAAAATGGGTATATCTACAACCTAAAGCAACTGACTCTGGATAGCTTAGGCGCTCCGGAGGCATCATGCAGAGTTCGCTACAACTCCACATGCGCAAATCTCTATAATGGCCCCTTTAGGTGTAGCTGGGACCAGAGGATATGGACGGCAGTCTATGAAAAAGAAAGTGACGAAGATTCGGAAAGCAAAGGCGGTTGTGGAAGCAAAGGCAGCGGAGCCGATCAACGCAAAGAACGTCTCCAAGCTAATTCGCTTTCGCAGGCGCGATTTCTCCAAAATCCAGAAGCTGGCTGACCAGCGCTGCAAGGGGAATGTCACCGAGTACATTACGAAGGCAAGCTTAGGCGTCTGACGTATACCGCGACTGGGAGTGGGACTGGAGCCTTCACGGGCCGGTCAAGACCACCTTCCTCAATTTCACAGACGATGACACAGAGAACAGATATTCGGAGGGTTGCACCTCCAAAAGGGATAACACATGCAATCAGAAGGACGGTCGCACGGCGGCCATCTAGCAGGGCTCGTACGCATCGAGCTCGCGGAATTGAAAACACAGATAGTGCACCACGTACGGGGGATGTGGGACGCTGAGCTAGAGCCGGTGGTCAACGCCGCCATCAAGGATGGTCTGATTCACTTTGAGCAAAATCTCGCCCGTGAAATACACGAGCAGGTGACACGCTCCATGCAGGAGCTACTCAAGAAGGCTGTGGATACCGTCATCAAGGAGAACTACAATCTCAGATATGCGATAGAAAAGAGAATTGAGCAGCAGGCGCGCGAAGTCGTGGCCGAGCTGCTTGCAAAACCCAAAAACTAGGAGGACGTATGTGCACTCTTGACCAAAGCACAACCGCGTTCATCGTGGTTAGTTTTTTGACTGGCGTAGCCGCCGGGATGGTTTTGCGCAGCGGGTGGAAACACCTGAAGGAGCTGATGGTAGACTTGTGAAATGCGCGCTCTTTTATTTCTTCTACTGGCTGCATGCAGTGCTTCGCCTACCCCACACGAACGATATGACAACGTACACCTGCTCCTCTTTTCTGCGCCATGGTGCGGGGGGTGCAACGAAGAAATCCCAGAAGTGGACCGACATAAAGGAAAGCTAGACCCCCGGGCCTACATCACAGTCTACGTAGTGACCGACGTCCACCCCGCCTCTCAGCCAACCGAAGCCGGAGTAGCCGCCTACAAAGCCAAACTCGGAGTTGGCCTGGATATGCAGCCCGACTTCCGCCGCCAGATATACCGCACCTACTTCCAAGAGAGCGGCTTGTCGTTGCCTGCGGCCGCGCTCACCACTGACGTCGAGTCTTGCGTCAACGAAGTGTGCACGATAGAGACCAGACTCCTGCGCAGATTCAGTGCTGGATCCGAGACGGTCCGCACTTTATTTGAGGCGGTCCGCAGCTATCTAAAGTAATATCCGGGAATGAAAAAACTACTTCTGTTCCTTCCATTTGTGTTCTTTTCGGCCTGCACAAAAAAGCCAGGATGCGTCATTCAAGACGTGGGTGTGACTGCTGTCACCGGCGCCACAGTCGCTCTTCTGCAATGCAAACGAGCAGACCTCGTCAAAGAGGACGTGCGAGAGGCGGCGCGTGGACTGGGGCTCTGCACTGACACTGGCGCAGTCGCCCTCAACCCGTTCACATGCGGCTTGATAGTGGACGTCATAGTTGCTACCGCGGCTTCGAAGGTGCCGGAGAGGTGGGAGTGCAGCCTAGACTTTGCCAGCGCCGCTGGTAAGGCTGCGCTGATGGCCGCTTGCCTCGCTATTCCATGATATGAAAAAAGTGATCCTCTCGAGCAATCTTTTGCTCAGATTCTACGCCGAAGATGGATGGTCCATCGAGGAACTGAACTCGTTCTGCACCCCGGGTGAGGCCGGCGGTGCCGTGTGCCCACATCCCAAAGATTCAAACCCGTATTTTATCTACGAGGCTTGCAGCCCTGTAGACGTCGACAAACTACTGGAGAGGTGCTCAAAGCTCGTAAGAGCGTTCAACGACTACCCCGCGCAAACTGACCGAGAGTTCATGGAGAGACACATATGAAGACACTAGTGGATAATCTAAAACCGCCCATTCAACTATACACCCTGGGGGCGGACAGCGTCCCTATCCCCAGCCCCGTGTGGGCCTGTGGCGAATGCCACAAGCTCTCCCTGAACGACGGCACCTACAAGGCCGCGGAGGAGTGCTGCCGGCAAACCTACTGCAAGTGCGGGGAGAAGCTGGGTAAGTGGCACATCCTCTGCGACAACTGCAAGGAGGCTGCTCACGAGGCCAAGCGCGAGCTCGTGGAATACGACGGCGGCCCAGTGCTCGACAACAAGCGCTACTTCATGGACATGGACGAGCTACTCGATCACTACTGCGACGACGAAGAGAGCATGCCGGAGTTCGTTCACCCCTGTAAGGTAGAGTCTTTCGCTGGCATCAACATCCACCACGCCATGGAAGCAGCCACCGAGGACCTCTTCGAGGATGCCTACGACCATCTCATCCTCGTGGACGAGCTCGTCGCCTTTGTCGATCAGTGGAACAAGAAGCAGACTTTGGCTACCTGGGAACCACAATACAACAAGAAGGTGAAAGTTGAAAAAGCTGAGGCTGCACGAGATCAACCAGGACACAAAGATTCGGTCAGTAGCGCTGGATGAGGGGTGGAAGGGGATTACCCTGGACGCGGCTCCCATGCAGGATTCGATGCTGTGCATCGCTTGCAACGACGCAGAGGTGGCCCAGGCGCTCTCCAGCTACTTTGCCCAACTGGCGAAGGCCCTGAAGAAGGGCTATGCTCCGCCAAAGGAGGCAACATGAAAAAACTTATCGCCGTCAGCGTAGTCATTCTGCTCCTCACCGCAATGAAGGTCTACGGGTCGGACGTGGCCAAGATCTTCTGCCAGGCCCGCTTGGGGCCAGCGCACGTTGAATATGGCACCGCCTGCCGATACCGGGACGAGGTCATGACCGGGCTGGATCTCAACTACCCGGGCGGCCCGATCGTTCGGTGTGCCAGACCCGAAGTGCAGTGCTTCTAATCATCCTCTGGGTAGTACCTGCTATCGTCGTAGAACTGCCGCTCATGCGAGGTGTCAACGTCGCTGCCGCTGTAGAACTGCTTGGGTGGATCCGGGTCAACTAGCTCAACCATTTCAATGGTGTCAGTTGACTCCACCTCTGGCTCGTCATCGTCGCAAGAGCGTGCGATAGAGCTCAAAAGCAAGAGGCATAGCAGTAATTTCATGGGATGACTTATTGTATCATATGGATATACAGTCTGCTTACGGGGGTGTAATGGTTTCGACAGGGTACTGATTCGATCGGGTGCGAGCGGAGCTAGCCTAGCCACTCCTTAAAACGGATAGGCAAAACACAAGTAACAACAGCAATGTTGTACACGTCGACTTCGGCCGCAAGGTTGCAAGTCAACGTATGGCCGCCTAACCCTCTTCACTGAGGGCAAAGCGATCGGGGCGCTGAAGGCCTGGCAACAGAACTCAGCAAAAGGGTTGCCTCCTCCCCCCTAATGAGAGTGAGTGCGGTTGCTGGACCGTGAGACAACACCAGATGGTGGAGGGCCATCCGAAAGGGTTGCCCCTACAGCCTGCCCAGGCTTTAAACGGGAGACGCTCGTGGGACTTAATTGATGACGCACTCTGGACGCGGGTTCGATCCCCGCTACCTCCAAAAACTTTTGCCGCGGCCACCGGTGCAATCCGTGGCAACAAGTCCATACTTGCAGTTGATGCCCCGTCCAAAGCGAGTCTCTACCAAAGGGTTGCCCCGCAAAGCAATAACCGCCTACGTCCACCCCGATATACACACTCTCTTCAACAGCTACTGCTGGGAGAATCAATTGGCCAAGAGCGAGGTCATTGAGAAGCTGATTGACGCTCTCCTGAAAGAAAAGAAGTTCGAGCCCAAGCCTGGTAGCCCGCTGTGGTAACGGCTTCCCAGGTTCCACGCTAGGATATATACATCTCCCTAAAAATTTATCAGGAGGCGTTATGGACTGGCAGTTTACGCCTGACCACTTCAATGACTCCGTCAATGACGGGTCCCCGGTGTGCAGCCTCTTTGACTCCGTCTACAAGCTCGTGGCAAAGATTGCCAACGCCACGCTGGCAAGATGGATCGATGACTCTCGCAGTGTGTACCGGTCTGGCCCCGGTGACCCGTGGCACGAGAAGCGTAGATATACAGACACGCAAAAGGCCAAGGTCATAGCCATTCGAAGCCTCCAATGATACCGATATCTGGTACAAGTTAACCAGAGGATAAAAATGAAATACATTACAGAATCAGGTGGCGTAGCTGCCATCCTGCCAGAGCTGATGCGCTTCCCGTCGTGGGGAGTTGACACAGAAACAACCGGGCTGGATGCCCACAAAGACAAAGTTGTTCTGCTCCAGATCGGTCGGCAAGAAGAGCAGTTCGTTATCGATACGCGCACGGCCAGCATAGAGCCGCTGCGTCCGTTTTTGGAAAACGTAAACGTGCTCAAAGTAGGTCACAACCTCAAGTTCGACTACAAGATGCTGAAGGGCACCTCTCAGATCGAACTGGAGGGTATCCGAGACACTCTCATCGGCGAGAAGGTTCTCACCGCCGGCAAGAAGAAGCGCGGCTTCCGGTTGGAGGACGTGCTCCTCGAGCGTCTGGGCATCGTGGCTGACAAGACACTCCAGAAGAGCTTCATCGGCCACAAGGGCGCGTTCACCAAGGAGCAGCTCCAATACGCCGCGGACGACGTCGTGCACATGATCCCGCTCTGCAAAAAGATGCTGGACGAGATGCGGCCAGCTGGCCTCATTCCCACGTTTCAGCTCGAGTGTGATGTAGTGTCGTCCTTTGGCGACATGGAGTTCGACGGGATGCTCATCGACGTGCCGGCGTGGCAGGCACTGATCGAAAAGCACACCGGTCTTGCGGTTGTGGCCAAGTCAGAGCTGGACGTGTTCGCGTCACCTTTCGTTGGGGTCAATCTCTTCGACGAAGTCGACATGAACTATGGCTCACCATCGCAGGTGGTTACTCTCCTGCGAATGATGAAGGTCAAAATCAAAGAGGGTGACAGCTATCTTCCTGTGACTAAGACCGACAAGAAGACTCTGAAGAAGCTGCGGGATCTACCATTCATTCAGGCCCTCCAAAAGTGGAGAAGCCTGCAGAAGCGGATCAACACCTACGGTCAGCCCTTCATCGACGCCATCAACCCGCTGACTGGTAGGATCCACCCCAACCTCTGGCAGATGGGAACTGACACCGGGAGGCCTGCCGCTGGAGAGAGCGACGTCAACCCGCTCAACATCCCAAGAGAGAACGCCTTCCGCCATTGCTTTATCTGCTACCCAGACGAAGTCATGGAGAGCGACGACTACTCTGGTTGTGAGTCGAGGATCCTGGCCGAGATATCTGGGGACAAGAAGCTGACTGGTATCTTCCAACGAGGAGAGGATATCCACTGCGCTGTGGCCACTGACCTGTATGGAGTAGAGGTAACCAAGAAGGGCGAGAACAGCCGCTTGCGAACACCAGCAAAGAATCTAAATTTCGGTTAGTTAATGCGACCAAGCCGAATCAAAACTCGCTCAATTCAGGGAAACCCCTCAGGGGCAATCCTGAGCGAATCCGCTGGGAACAGCGGAAGCGTGCAACGACTGACAGCGCGGACAGACCGCCCGCGGACTGCGTATGCCAACGGCATAAACACGGCGAGGTATAACGTGAGAAGACAGTGCGTACAATGTTCAAAAAGATATACACCTACTGGCCCAGCACAAAAACGCTGCGTCGGCTGCCAAGCTATCCATAAGAAAGTGTATATGCAAAAGTGGTACAAAAACCACTACGTGAAAAAGGGGTACAGCCAGGCCGGTCCAAGCAATAACAATTGGACAGGTGGAATTGGTGTGTACAGAAGGCTAAAGAAGCGCACTGCCTGCGAGCGTTGCAGCAGCAAAAAGCACCTGCTAATCCACCACAAAGATGGGAACAGGTACAACAACGAGCTGACGAACTTGGAGTGCTTATGCAAGCGCTGCCACCAGATCGAACACCGCTGTTGGGAGTCTTTTGCTGTTACGCAACCTTGCTAGCGTTCTACAAGGTATAGTCTAGCCCCTGAGTAATCAGGGAACAGCTGATTGCGTATGGACAAGGCCCAGGAGGGCTCTACGAAGCCCTCAATGGTGACGGCTTCCCAGTGACCATGGATGAGGCCCGCGATCTGCACCGTAAGTACTGCACCACCTATTCAACGGCTGTAGGCTTTCTCCGCGATGCTGGCCGCCAGGCCGTGCGAGAGGGGTTCCTAGCCAACCTCAACGGCCGCCGGCGTAACTGGATCATCCCATACCCAGAGTCTTGTGAAGGCGGCAAGTGGGGCGATGAGTACAAGGGAAAGATAGCCAAGATCGAACGCGAAGGAGGCAACTTCATGATTCAGTCGGTGAACGCCGACATCACCAAAAAGGCCATGGCAGATATCCGCCGGCACCGCAAAGCCAACGGCGTCCGCACCAGCTTTGTGAACGCCATCTATGACGAGATCGTAACGCGCACCAACAAAGATGACTCTGCGAGCTTCCATGAGGTGAAACTGCGCCTCATGAAAGAGGCCGCGGAAGTGTGGATGAAAAATGTGCCGATGGAAGTGGACGGGGCTGTGCACCCGTATTGGACGAAGGGGTAACCATGAACAAGACAGACATCAACGTGCACCTGGTCGTGATAGATCCGGAAGAAGCGGGTACGATCTGGAATACACACATGGAGGACGGTCTATTGGCCGGCTGCCGTGTGACAGCGATCGCGGACGGCAACGCCATCAGCGACAGAGATGATCTGGAGGGGTTCTCCGACTACCTCCAAAACCGACTCAACGAGGAAGATATCTCATACAAGCAGTTCGAGGTCTGGAAAAAGGAGAGCTAGTGAAGGTCGCCATTATCGGATCCAGTCGTTACACAGATCTGGGTCAGGTAAGGAAGGTATTGAAGAGTCTCCCCAAAAAGACTCACCTCGTTCTGGGCCGGTTCAGCATCGTCAACAAAGCCGCCGCCAACGAAGCCGCTATCCTCAGGTTGAAGGTGACCAACGTCGTAGCCGACTGGTACGGCCTGTCACACAAAGACGCTTCCATAAAAGTGGCCGACGGCAAGCAGTTTGATGTGAACGCTGGGCCCAGACGCGATCGAGAGATAGTGGATACTGCTGACGTAGTGCTCGCCTTCTTCGACAGAGCCTGCAGCAACACCGAGAGGCTCATCAAATACGCAGAGGACTCTGGCAAGAAGGTCCTCCTCGTCACTCCGTACAAAGACTACAAGCCAGTCCTGCAACAGCTCCGATAAAAATAGGAGGTACCTATGCCAATCGTCAAAGACGGGCAGATACAGAACTTTGACGGCAGACGCGTGTTCAAAGATATCGCCAAGTGTCTGCGCACCAAACGAGTGCCTGGCTGGGCCATGGCGCTGGCTCCAAACGGCAGCGCAGAGGACGCCTTCACGGAACTGATTCTTCAGACCTCCGAGAGGATCGTAAAAGAGCATGACAAACTTGTCAGGCAAAGGGAGGAGCTAATTGAAGAACCATCACTACTCTAGGTATAAGTAACTTGAGGAAACTTATGGCAATTGAGATCACTCTTCTATATCTCACCCACGCGCTGGCGTGGTTCTGTCTTTCAGCGCTGGTAGCGATTGCGCGGGGGCAATCTAACATCATGAAGATATCTAGCGCGGTCAGCATGGCAATGCCTTCGGCGGTGCTGCACGTGCTGCTGAGAGAGCTTGGAAGGAGAAACTTTTGAACTACAAGGAACACAAAGAGCGGCACAAGATGCTGCACGCGCGCCTGGATGAGCTCGTGGCCGACTGGATTGGGCAGACCAAGTGCCTGCCGTCCACGTCAACAGTGGCCGATCTCATGAAGTGGTCCCACGAACAAACTATTGCGCCGACGGAGTTACGATGTCGCGAGGCGAGGCCATTGCAGCCATGCAAGCAGGAAGATGGGTCCGCTACCACAAAGAAGTGGCTCACTCTGGAAGAGGAGTTCGCGCTGAAGCCGCTGCCACGTGCTGGTAAGTGCTCACACTACACGCTGGAGCACTTCATCAAAAACGTAGAGGATGGCGACTTCGTCGACGACGGTTTCGGCTACTACGCCACGGCCGAGCGCATGTCCAACGTGGTCATCCGCCCGTCGGATGTGGCCAATGGAGTGGATAGGAGATACACCCATGTCGTATGGTTCAATCGCTAAGCAACGCCGAGACCGCATAGTGGAGGTAGAGAGTGGGCCTATTATCCAGACGGCACCGAGTTCAGTTGGAGAAGGCGCTGGCTAAAGACGCTCACATGAGGATGTGGGGCACGTCGATGGAAGAGTTCGTGGAGAAGGTAATGCGCTACGGATATACCGGTACGCCGTACGAAGAGATGCCAGACTTTGCTTTGCTAAAACTTCTAAAGAGGGGCAGCAAGTACCACGGTGGCCTGCCTGCCTGGCTATCGCGCCGGGGCGTACCACCAAAAGATGCCACGTTAATAGCCAAGAAGTACCGGACACGGGTTGGGTTCAACCGCATTCGAAAAGAGTTAAACCGGATCATGGCCAAGAAAAGGAATCGCAAATGCAAACAAAACTGACAAAGAAGGTCCGCAAGCAATTAGCCGAAATTCTCGCGTACAACGATGTCGATACCATGGTCCTAGAGGAGTTGCGCAGCGTTTTGGATCGTGTGTACCAAGTTCGTTACGGAGGTCTTCCAGATAAGAAGCTGTTACGCAGACTTGGCATGTACGCAGGCGCCTCTCGATCTACGCTGGCTGCGTGGCTTAATAACCAGGGCCTCACAGTGAAAGACGCCGCTAAGGTATCCGAAAAGTACCACAAAGAAGTGGAGGAGCTGAGATGATCAAGGTGGCTCTAACCGACCCAGACACAGAAGTACAGGTAGCTCGCCCCACTCCACAGTGCGACCGCCTCCGCGAAGTCCAGGAAAAGAGCCAGGCTATCCACGAGTTTATACTGGAGTTCCTGATAGCTAAAGGCATTGAGTTTGGGCACTTCCGCGGCCGAAGCTTCGTGCCAATAAGCCGCAGCGTGGGGGACCTCGTGGCCGAGTTCTTCGAGATAGACCTCAACGAACTAGAAAACGAAAAGCGTCGAATGATCCGTGACATGCGGTTGTCGCAGGCCAAGCGGGAGATCGATGAGGAGTTGCCACTGTCGAAGAGGAAGCGATGAGGAAGCTACACCCCATGACTACGAAGCTCGTACTGATCAAGGACGAGTGCGCTCGTATGGGGCTTTGGAAAACCATGCACGCCCTGGAGGCCGCTGTGAAGGCGGTCGGCTGGGAGCTTGCTGAACACATAGAAAGGAGTTCCCATGCTGGGACCACAATCCCTGCTCGATCCCAGGATGGACACCCGCCACCTGGACGAGCTGCTTCTCGTAAACGGTAAAATGAAAGCGCTGCCGGCGGCCGAGCTGGATGCGCTCGCCACCAATGAGCAGCTGCGCCACTGGTGCCATCGCCACGGCCGCTACGGCCTACCCACGGCCGAGCTGATTGATTGGTTGCGCGCACGCATAGCGGATCGCTACACGATCGAGATTGGCGCCGGCTACGGTGACTTTGCGAGCCTCCTGGGTATAAGCGCTACGGACTCAAAGATACAGTGTCAGCCGGCGATGATCGCGTACTACGACATCCTCGGTCAGCCAGTCATCAAGTACCCGGCCGATGTCGAGCAGCTGGACGCTGCTGAGGCTGTCAAGAAGTACAGACCGCAAGTGGTGCTTGCGTCGTGGGTCACGCAGTGGGTGGACCCGCACAAGCCACCAACACCAGGATCGGTGTTTGGAGTAAAGGAGTGGAAGTTCGTCGACAAGGTCACGTATATCCTAATCGGTAACATTGCCACACATGGCCAGAAACGAATCATGGCCAAGAGACATGAGGTGTATGACCTGCCCTTTCTGAGAAGTAGAGCCAGCAACCCAGAGCTCAACCGAGTCTGGATTTGGGAGTAGTTATGTTGCAAGCACACGAGTTCCCCGTAGACCTCCAACCCCTATACACCCGCGGCGGCCTGGAAGCGCCCAGGGTCCGCGGGGTCGTCCGTACGGACACAGGAGGCCCCATCGCCACCGTCAGCACCCGGTACCGGCTACTTGAGCACAAGCAAGTGGTCGACGCAGCCGAGGCCTTCATCACCCAGCTGGGCACACCCACCCGTAACTTTGCACTGGCCAAGAATGGAGCCGTCCTAGTCGGTGAATACACCTACGCCGATAAAACGCTTGCGGTAAAAACTGGCGAAGTGGTCGGCATGCGAGTGTATATCCATAACGCTTACAACGGCAGCAGCTGTCTGAAGTTCCGGGTCGGCGCTCTGGTCCTCAAGTGCCTGAACGGCATGTTGGTGTCGAAGGATATCTTCAACGTCTCTTACCGCCACCAGGGCGAGCAGGAGATCAAGTTCCCGGATCCGGCCATGGTATACGCGAGCTTTGTAACGGCCACCAAACAATGGGGGGAGTACTCCTCGGATCTACTGACTCTCAACTCTTACAGTGAGTATCTGTATAAGGCCAGCCAGGCCAAACTCATCCCAGAGAAGGTGGCCAAAGCCTTGCCAGCGGGCGAGTCCGTTTGGGACCTGTACAACCAGATCACCTATCACATCACCCACGAAACAAAAGCGACCAAGATCGGCGTCATCAACAAGCTCAGTCGCACGGCTGAGTGGTTTGAGAACACCTTCACCCACTAAGGAGATAGCATGCTCGCTGCAGTATCGGGCGCGGCAATGCCCAAGTTCACCAACACTTCACGGCTATTTGCTCTATGCGAAAGGGACGAGCTCAAAGTCATCAGGGTCGTCAACAAGACCGCCAACATTACCAATGGTCACGTTCTTGTAAGGAGGTTCGTGGACGTGCCAGACGGCGTCTACAATGTCAGCAGAGAGGGTTTCCTGGTACCGACAACCTACGAGCACGGGTTGCGGTACCCGGACGTGGACATGATCCGTCCACCGTTTGAGAGGACCCGCCCCCTCTGCGAGATCCCCCACGCGTGGCTTGGGGAGTTCATTACCCTCTGCCAGGAGGTGGAGAAGGTGGACGGGTTGGTGGCTATGAACGCCACGCATATCTTCATGGTCCAGAACACAGCCCTGAACCTGGCCTTCCCATTCGGCCTTCCGCACGAGGTTCGTGTGGACCCAAGATATCTGGCAATTGCCTTGGTGGAAATGTTGCAATACACTTCGGTCTACTTGCTGCAAGAGCAGTCACCAGCCAATAACAAGCCCCTCATCCTAGGTAAGGACTGGGGCAGCTGCGCACTGGTAATGGCAAGGGGGAGCGCTTACGGATAACACATGGGACATGATGTACTACGGCGAAGGCGACCACATAGGAGGGGTCGATGAAGCTGGCGTCAGTGACATCGCCGGCCCTCTGGTCGCCGCCTGTGTGGTGCTACCCCGTATAGACCTTCATTTACATGACCTCAGGATCTTCGAGGTCAACGACTCAAAAAAGATTCCCGAGCGCTACCGAAAACAGCACGCAGAAGTGGTGTGGCAGGTAGCGCTCGGAATCGGCATCGGCTCCGTTTACCCGCCAGAGATCGACTACCTGGGTAAGTACAGTGCCATCAGATTGGCCATGCTCAGGGCGATTGCGGCCTGCTCAACCGCGGCCAGCAAGAAACAGTTGACCCCTGATTTTTTACTTATCGACGGAGAGCTGACTCTGCCGACTCCTATACGGCACAAGCTCATCCGCGGAGGGGATGCCAAAAGTCTCTGCATCGCGGCTGCCAGTGTGGTAGCCAAAGTTTACCGAGACGAGATCATGATCCGTCTCCACGAAGAGCACCCGGAGTACTCATGGATCGACAACAAAGGATACCCTTGCGAGAACCAGTTCGTGGGCCTCGACCAAAGCGGTCTCCAAATAGGCGTACACAGGGCCAGGTACTGGCCGTTCGTAAGAAGCGGAAAGGCAGCATGGGAAACAAAGGAGTGGGCCGAAAGAAGGGCCCTGTGGAAGCGGGTAACGGAGCAGCGGCTGGCGGACACTACAAGAAGGCGATCCTCGAGTGCCTTGGCAAGCTCGAAAAGCTCGGCGGAACCGGCAGCACAAAGCCCCTCGTAGAGATGCTCGCCAAAGAGACAAACCCGTCAAAGCTCTTCCACATGTACCAGGAGCTGCGCGAGGTGATCGCCAAGGAGACAGGCGAGGACACGAGCTTTACCATGAGCTTACGAAACGGGAAGACCGTGAAGGTGAAGAACCTGGCCGAGGCGAGGGCCGCGTTCAATAGATCGTGATCTGACAGCCGCCGCCCCATTCATCCGTGCAAGTCACGCAGACCATCCCGCACTGGAAACCAAGAAAGGGCACTTCCCCGCACTGCATGGCGCACCAGGTTTTGGTCTTGGCCATCGGGTCGCTGTGAACGAAAGGGACGGCCTTCTCAACGGAAGCTGTCAAGCCAACGCTCTTGATCTCGGTGTGAAGAGCAACGTAGCCCACCAGGTAGACCGCGATCAGGGCCGCGAGGCCGGTACCGATGTTCTTCAGTGTCATAGTCTCCCTCGGAGCGTTAGGTAAGCCATCCGATGATCGGCGAGAAACGACAGCAGCGGATGCTTGAATGAGGCTGGCATATTGTGCTCAACCCAGAAGTGGCCGGAGAAAGCGAGACCGTATCCAAACATGGGAGCCGCGGCTATGTACCAAAGCTGCCAGTGAACCAGCGCCGAGAAGACGACAGAGTACGCAGTCACAAGCCCCAGGACGTGAAAAAACCGCGTGCCAAACTTCGTATGGAGGGCCAAGTACTGCGGCCAGAATTCTTTAAAAGTCACACGGCTCCTTGCCACTAGGCTGCTGGCTACCGCAACCGTCACATTCGCAGGAACCTTCTTCACAGCAACCACCATCACCGCAACATTCGCAGTCTTCGCAAGTGCATTCGCCACCTTCGCAGCAGTCGCAATCATCACAACAGCTGTCTTTTACCGTGGCTGCGTTGGCGTGAACGGTAGCCTCCGCGGCGACCTGTTGGCCACCGTCGTGAGCATGCGCCGCCTTCGCGACCGGCCCATTGAGAGCCAGGGTTAGTATCGAAAGTAGGGACAGTAGTCCCCGACTGAGGTTCTTCATGTTTTTCTCCTGTTTTGGATAAGTCGGACACATAACTCTACCCGGGCTCAGTCATCGCCTTGCCAGTCGGCTGTGACTCCGAAACTCATGCAGGTGCCAGGTCGGTGCCCGCTCCAGTTCCGTTTCATGGATTACAGTTCGTCAGGCCAGCACCAGTACCGCCCGTGAGCGGCCTGCTTAGTCTTGTGAACCACCGAGGTCTCTCGCTCCGTCTGGCGGCCGCAAGAGTCCTTCTTCTCAGCGTCGGTGCTGCAGATGACCAGGTTACACCCGGGCTCCCCAGTAGCACTGACGTAGTCCTGGATGGTTTGCCCAGGCCCGGCCCACCAAATGGTGATCAAGGCGTCCTGTGCAACCCCGAACTGATTCACATACTTAACGTGCTGGCCTACTTCGTACTTTGTACCGTATCGCTTCATCTCATCCATGTGTCGTCTCCGGTTATAGTGGCTTCAGCGCCACCGCCCACCGGCAAGATCAGTTTAGTCTAACACGGCCTGGACGGCCCTGGTAACCCAACCCATGCCGTATCGGCTGAAGTTTTTAGTGTTGGTGTAGCGCATGATCCTGGCCGCGGTGAACCGGGCCCTGGCGTCCGGCCTAAGACATGCCTTAAGAGTACCCGCACCAATGACTCCGTCCACTTTGGCCCCCATGGCCCGCTGGAGCGTCAGGATGGCCGCACCCACGCCCTGGTTCACGGCCATGTCAAAGACTGGGAGGCGGAGCCCGTCCGGGAGTTTGTCGCACTTGCACGGGTCCCACCGGTCCACGCGGTAGATGACCTTGGCCAGGTCTACGGTCAGGTTCCGTATATCCAACTCCGGATATGCTCTCTGGGAGATCCCGTGTTTGGTCAGGCCACCATGGTCGAGTGGATCATCGACTAGGCCGCCTTCAGTAGCGATGACAATGCGCACTGCCGTTTCGAAGTCCATTGAGGCATTGTAATCGCGGTCAGCCGCAGGTACAAATAACTGTGCTCAAGTTCAAAATCAGCTACGAGAAGGACGGCGGCCACAAGGGAATAGAAGGCGAATCCAAGGCCCTGCTCGCCTTCATGATTCAAGACGGTGAGCAGGGGATGTTCTCTATCGACGGCGAGACCCTCAAAGCTATGGACCCGCACGATATCTGGAAGGCGTGGATCATACTGGCCAAGCACCTCTCCGAGATGGACGGCTTGAGCCCTGGCTACAAGACTCTCTCAAATAACACTTGGGAGATATTCAACAAATTCCTCAATACCACAAACGGACACCTCCACGCGCGCTAAGAAGCTGCTCGAGCGTGTCTACTTCCTCTTCTTGGCTCTGAGGGCTAGGAGCAGCCCGAGGCCCAGCAGAGAACCAATCGCAATAGGCCAGCTATTGCTGCTGCCGGGTTCCGGTGGCGGTGCAGGCGCCTCAAAGTCGAAATACGCGGCTTCGTCGGCGACGTTGTTACACTTCTTTCCGGACTCGTCCGTCATCTTGGTGCGCATCCAGCCCTCCTCACCCCAGCGGCGGCCCCAGGAGTTGCGGAGGATCCAGATGCCCTTACCAGGCGGTAGATTCCCCTTGGCATCGAAGGAGGCGCCCTCGTTGTCCCAGCCGACTATGTTGATCATGTGATCCACCCCGGCATAGACACAGTCGTTGTAGATGCCAGAGTCGTAGCTTTCCCATTCGCCGGCAGCGGCCGCGACCGTGATTGAAACCGGCTTTCCTGACCGAGCCATGTACGACTCGATATCCAGAGTGCTCACGCCATCAGCGTCACCGAGCATGTGCCAGCCGACGACGCCCTTTACTGGCGGGACCTTTTGACAGGCCGAAGTAACCCCGCGGTACGGGTACGCTTCTGCCGATGGCGAGCCCTTCGGGAGCTGCAGGTAGTCGGCAGCATCGAAATACCCCCCGCTGCAACCCGCGCTGGTTTCAGCGCAATCGACTAAGTACTGCTGCGAGACTGGGCCCGGGTCCATGCCCTTCAGCGTGTACCCATCTCTCAGCATGGAAGTCAGGCTAAACGACCAGCAAGACCCGCAAGAGCCCTGGTCCAAAATGGGCGTCAGGTTCGGCCGAAGGTCGAGCTTGTCCGGGATGGGAATGGCGGCCGCACGCATCTTACGCCGCTCTTTGTTCAGCTTCTTCTTCTTGAGCCCCATGTGGTGGCGGTGCTTCTTACTGGACTTGTAGGTCTTGTGCTTGGGAGCGGGAAGCGCAATGGCACACACAATCATAAAGAGGAGAATAAGCTTCATGGGGTCTCCCTGGTACCGATCGGTTACAGATGGCCTATTCTATCGCTAAAACGGCCACTCTGTAACCGATCGGACACTGACTACTTCTTGCAAGCAGCGGTGTAGATCCTGTCCGACAGCTTCGGCGCAATGAATCGCGCCATGACCAGCTCGGCCCCAGACCCAAGCGGTCCACAGAGCCAGCCGATGCCTGCTCCCCAGGTGGCCGCCGTGCATGCGATGGATACGCACCAGTAGGTAATAACGGGGGCCAATCCGAAGTACTTCTCGTCGCCGACAAAGTGCTTGGCGTATTCGACCATGTCCCACTCAGCGTTGCATGGGTCGAACACAACTGGAATTCCAAAGTTGATGGTTTTCAAATCTGAAAGATGCAACAGTGTACACAGTTGGATGCCGAGCTTTGCCTCAATGGCGTCGTAGGTTTTTGCAAGCCAGTCCGAAAGCGGCTTGTGGTCACCGATATCTCGGTCGGTGAATATGGGCATGTAAACGAACGCCCACTCGCTTTCAATGGTGTTGGCCTCGGCCACGAAGCCTTTGTCCCGTAAGCGCGCGCCGGCCGTGCGAATGATGGCGTCAGTCGCCATCTGCACACGCTGACGGAGCTTGCCGTTCTCGAGGTCCTGGGCCACGCGGCTGACTTCGTTGTGTGCGCCAAGGAGATTGATACGTGGAACCAGCCCCTTGGACGCCAATTGGTAAGCTTCAACGTCGGACCGGATATCACCCATGGCGACAAACGGGACCAACAAAAGCATGAATGCTTTCATGTGGATCTCCTTGTTAGTTGACTACGACTTCAGCGATGACTTCGTTGCACTCAACGCAAACGAAAAAGAGGCGCGGCTGACCATCAACGACGAGAGTAGTGCGTTGGACACACTCCACTGTTCCGCAAGTTGGGCAAGTGGGGCGGCTCATCAGAAAGAGTATAGCACGTCTTGCCTGTAGCTGCGCGCTGCAGTAGTAGATATACGCATGACCACCATCAAATACTCCCACTGGTACTTCAAGATGCCATGGATGAAAAAGTACGAGGGCGCTGTCTTCGGCCGCACCATCCTTTTCAGAGACGCCAAAGAGCAGGTCTCAAAGGCGCTGCTCGAGCACGAGATGGTGCACCAGCGGCAGATGGACACTCACGGAGTCTTTGGATTCTACGTCAAGTACCTGTGGTACTACCTGAAAGGGCTTGTCCAGTACCGCTCACACCGGTTAGCGTACCTCAAACACCCCTTCGAGAAAGAGGCATACGGACGATGAAAACACTACTTCTGTCGTTGCTTTGCAGTACGGCCATGGCCGGCGATCCTATCTTCAAGGATGCCCAGGGCCAGCCTATCCACCCAACACTCATCAATGGAACCGTGGTGCCTTTGCCGCTCTTTCCGGAGGTGGTCTACATCAGCGTCAACAACGCCCGCTGCACGGCTACCATCGTTGGTCCCCGTGCCGTCATTACGGCCGCGCACTGCGCGCAAAACGGAGCCAAGGTAACCTTCAAGCTCCGTGCGACCCGGCCCAACATCATCAGTGACCCCAACGCGGTCTTCACCGGTACGGCCACGCGCAGCAGTATCTACCCGGGCAAGGACCACGACATTGCCATGGTTTACCTCGACCAAGAGATTGCTGATCTGAAGCCGGCCAGCATCGGCGGCAAGGTCGTCAACGGGGTCGATATCCAGATCTTTGGCTACGGCTGCACCAACCCAGGTGGCGGTGGTGGCAACGACGGGCAGCTGCGACAGGGTAAGAACCGGATCACGGGGATATCTGGCTACGATGTGGTCAGCGGCAAGGCCCCAGGAGGAGCGGCACTTTGCTTCGGCGACTCGGGAGGCCCAGCATTTGATATCGCCGACATCACGAAACCCCTTCTTCTCGGCATCAACTCCAAGGGGAACATCCAGGATACGAACTACAACGCCCGGTTGGATATCGTGGAGAGCACGGACTTCATCAAGGCCTGGAGTGCGAGTAACAACAACGCCATCGTCTGTGGCATTACCAAGGACTGCGGCACCCCGCAGCCCCAGCCGATGAAGTTCTCCGGCACGAGCAAGATGGTCAAGTTCGATGCTGAAGTGCTGCCCGGCAACGAGGCCGAGCTCGACTTCATCAAACGTCAGTTCGAGTTCCTGATGCAGTTCTTTGATGGTCATCGCTAAGTTGAAAAGACGCTGAAGGCGATGCCACGGGCCCCTCCTGGAAACGGGAGGGGCCCTTTTTAATTGGTATAAGTAAAGTAGTAGATATACAACTGACCCAGGGAGAACACATGACGAATAATGAAGCGAGAAAGGCACTCATTAAGAGTGGCTTTGAGCTGCACAGGGCGAGCAAAAAAACGACCATATGGAAAAAAGATCAGAACACCGTCGCTATCAGCAATGGCAACAAGGAGAACCCCCACACCACCGCCGAGGTCGAGATGGTGATACGCAGAGCCAATACTTCTAAACTAATACGCTCAGGTCCACTCACTGCAAAAGTGGGTGACATGGTGAAGATGGTGCCAGCTTCGCCCAAGGAGGTGGAGCAAGCTCTACTCAAGGAAGCGCAGAAAGCCAGGATCGAGTGTGGAGCCCCGCATTGTTTCTTTAAAGGAACCGTCTCAGAAATGGCAATGCACGTCTCTGTATATCACCCCAAGTCAGCGCCGGTTCCAGATACCTTTGGAAGGATTTTACCCAGACCGGAACCGAAGCCGGAAGTACTGCAGCAAGAGACTGAGCCGCCGCGAACGAGAGGATGCGGCCTAGATGGAAGCAGAAAACTCACCCCTGAAGAAAGAAAAATAGCAGCGACCAGGATTACGCGCCTTTACTCCGGAGGTATTTCCTACGCAAAAATAGCGATCATGTTGAATGATGACGGGGTCGTTTCAGGTGCGAAAGACGGGAAGTGGTCCGAGCAAACGACCTGGGCCGCAGCACGGAGAGCTGCAAAGCGAAAAAAAGTACAGAATCTGAGGAATAAAAAAATCAGAGAAGGGAAGATTGCTGCCACCGTCGATACTCCGACGCCACCGATTGCGCCACCGCCGACCGCAGTCGTTCTGCAAAAAAAGGGAATTCCGGTTTCTATCCAGTTCATGCTGGAAGACCCCGACCTCAATACCGCGCAAAGAGTCGCCTCCATCCGTCCTATAGTTGGGAAGCTACCAGTCTCGATAGGGCTAATGCTCGACGATCCTGACCTAAGCCCAGACCTAAAAATGGATATCCTTTTGGGTGTCTTAAAGGCGCAGTAGACCTACCAGAAAGAAAGTCACCCACCGTGGCTTTCTTTTTAGCTGTTCACTGTAAATGAACGTTCACTTTAAAGTGAACAGCTACACCCGCGTGCGCTTGCCCAGGAACACATCCCCAGCGAGCTTCGCGTAGAGCATGCTGTGGAGGGAGTCATCCGGATCCGTTTGCCGGTGATCGTATCGGATTTGCTTAAGATAATCGTGCCACTCGGTGAATACCGACAGCAGGTCCTTACCAAAGGTCTCGAACTCCTCCCACCTGGGCAGGATGATTTGGCGGGCCTTCAGCGCGTAAAAAAACTCGGAGATCATGAGGTTCCTGAGCAGCATGTACTTGAAGCCGAGCGGGTCCCAGATCATGGGCTTCTTCTGCTTGGGCAAGTACTGGAACTGCACCACCCGCTGCGCGCCCATCATGCGCACGAGCTGGTTGTTCACGCCCCAGCCGTGGCCGTAGTCGACTCCAATCAGCGAGATACCGTAAGCCTTGCAAATGCGAACGATGTCTCTCACGGCAAAGTCCGGGTCCACCTGGTTGCCGGTGTACCGCTTCATGAAGAGGACTTTGAATATTTTCTGGTTAACGTAGGTGCCGATCGTGAGCACCGTATAGGAAGCGCTCCGGAGCTTACCCGTGGGCGTGCGGTCAGCGCCGTCGTTGCCTTCGCCCCAGTCCACCCCCGCTACCAGGATCTGGCCCTGTACAGCGGTTGCCTCCTCCTGGGTGGGAAACTCTTTGAGCAGCTTCAGCCCGGGGTCGCAGATCTCGGTCAGCTCAGCCTTGGTGATGGGTTTGCTGGCGTTATCGTAGGACAGCCCCAGCACCTCGTTGTAGAGCTGGCCCATCGGGTAGGTGTCGCGCTTCCAGAGCAGCTTCAGCCACTGCTCGTAGGTCTCTACGATCCACGGGACCATGATCTGGGCGATGCGGTAGCCCTGCACGGTTCGCATCGAGGAGAAGGACTGCCACTGTCCGGTGGCCGGGTTGATGGGCTTTACGCACTTACTGCAGACGGGGCCGGGCGGTAGCTTCTTCTCCACGTACATGACCGTGGGGGCGATGTTCTTCTCATCGAGAAAGTTCCAGTGGTTACAGGCCGGGCACCGGACCATCCACTCGTTCTGGGAGGAGTTCTCCCAGTGCTGCTCGATCGGATTGTCGAACGACTTGGGCGTGCCCGCCATCAGTACGGTGGAGTCGGGAAAGTGGGACGTGCACTCCATGATGACCGGGATCTCAGAGCCGTAGAAGTCCTGGAGCTCGTCCAGGCAGAGCTGCCGGGCGGAGATCCCGCGGGTCCGGTCCGCAGTACGGAACGCGGAGCGTAAAAATATATACGACCCGTTCGTGAACCCCTTCTCAAAGACCTGCTGGCTTACAAAACTGTCTTGAAAATATCGCTTGATTAGTGGGCTCTGTTCGAGCACAGGCTTCAGCTTTTCGTTTGAGAATTGCCTGGTCTGTGAATGCGACGGCGAGACATAGAGCGCTTTGTTGTATGGCCGAACAACAGACGAGATGACCAAGTTGTTGCCCAGAAATGTGGTGTTATGGTTCACCACGAAATCAGAGATATACGTTTCAGTCGCCGTCTGCAGCGCCCAGGTCGGCTGCACGCCGATGTTTTCTATTGAAGCTATCTCGTCCCAGATGATGTCTGAATCCAGAACCTTTTGAATGATGGGACTTTGTAGCTCTTTTTGTTGGGCCGCTATTTTCTCATAGGTTGGGCAGTAGGCTCGTTTAACGCAGTGGCCTTTGGACTGGAAGCCGTCTCTTTGCCAGTAAGTACCGGCGTCTTTTCTAGCCTGAACTACAACCTCATGTATATCTTTTGGAAGTGTGTCTAAATTGCTGTTTGAGGCGACATCTGGAATAGAGAATGTTTTGCCAGGTACAGGACCTATCTCCCTGTGAAAAGCCTCAATAGATTTGCGTGTAACGACGCGAACAACGTACGCCTTGTTGGCGTTCTTATTGGTGGGCGTGTTTTCTCTTACTACAGTGACAATGCCGAACTTCCTAAGCAACAGCCGGACCTGCCTAGCCATGGTCTGGCTCACTGAGCAGTAGACCAAGTCTACTTTGCTTTTGTGAACGTTCTTGCAGTGACCATCCGTGGCCCACAAACCTCGGAGAAGGTCCCGAGTCGACTCTCTGTCGTATTGAAAGCACTCTTCTGGGATGAACTTCGACTCCGATAACTTTCCTTTGAGACCGGTCTTCTCTACCCACTTCCCAAAGTCAGACATGAGAGAAAGGTAGAATTTTGTAGTCCCGGAGCGGACGTCCAAGCGTGCGGTGGGCGGCGGATGTCCAGACTTGGCCAAGAGCTCGCTAAACCACCTCTGCACCTCGGGGCTCTTCTGAGTGAACCCGAAGCTGCCCGAGCTATGCCCATCCCCAAGCCACAAGCCTACGAGGCCGGCCCAGCTGTTCGATACGCTACCGAACTGCCCAAGGGTTCGCAGGGAAGCGATCTTATCGCCAACGACTAAACGATCTGCCTCTACCCACCCCAGCAGTTTTCTTAGGGGATGGTTGAGTGTGATTTCTAGGGTGGATCCGAGCCTGGTCTTGACGCGCAAGCAGGGCTGATCCCCATT